TTAAATACCGATATATTTTGCGAATTGCGCTGCTGTTTTTTCTTTTCGTTTGTCTGTAATGTGGATATATAAATCCATAGTGATTTGAATAGACGAGTGGCCTAAACGTTCTTGTACGTCCTTAATATTTGCACCAGCTTCTAAAAGTAAACTAGCATGTGTATGTCTAAGACCATGAATAGTAATACGTTTAAGATTATTTTGTTTGATAATCACTTCTAACCATTTACGAGGCTTAGATAATTGGAGATATTCGTTTTTCTGGTTAGAAAATACCAGTTGATTTTTGCTTAACGTATTAATTCCCAATGTTAACAACCATTTTCTTTGTTCTAATCGCCATTTCTTCAAGATGTTCATAGTTTCATCATCGACTGGTATATCTCGCTTAGAATTTTTGGTTTTAGGTTGCTCTACATAAAGGCGTCTATTTTTTCCTCTGGCGAGAGTTTTATTTATCTTGATATAATTATCGTTAAAATCAATGTCTTTCCATGTGAGAGCTAAGAGCTCGCCTACGCGCATCCCTGTGAAGGCTAGTGTCCGAAAAAAAGAATACATACGAATATCTTTTTTCTTTTCTACTGATTTCAAAAAGATTTCTAGTTCTTCTTTATTAAAAAAGTTTAAAGTATTTTCTTCATGAACAGAGACCTTTCTTTTTGGAACTGTGATTTTTTTAAAAGGATTATCTTGTAGATATCCTAATTTAATAGCATAATCACATATACGCGAAGCATTATTGATGAATTCTCTATACAACACAAATCTTTTTACCTTTTCATTAGCGAACTTTTGAGCTATATCAATCGATATTTTGTTGATTTTAAGAGCACCAAATGCTGGTAATATATGATTCGCAAACTGTTCTTTTGTTTTAACGAAAGAACTTTCTTTTACTGTCTGCTCATAATTTACAATCCATAGATCGTATACTTCTTGAAAAGTTAACTCTTTAGACTTATTTAGACCATTACTTTCGTATTCCAATTGTAATTTGGTCAGCGCTAATTGAGCTTCTTTTTTTGTTTTAAAACCTCTTCGTGTAGTTCTCACTTGTTTGCCAGTCAAGGGATCTACTCCCAAATAAGTTTGAAACTTCCACAATTTTTCACCGTTTTTCTTTTTGTATTGTTCGAATGTTGCCATTTTTTTCGTCCTTTCGCTCGGGTAAGTGTTCGGACTAAAATAGCTGGCATCACCTCCTTAGTTATACGATCTTGCTTTGGACGGTGGGCGTGTTTTTTGTTAATTTAGACTAACTATCAGTTCTTGATTTTCGCTTGCGGGGAAGTCTTCTCCGAGCTTAATTTTTACTTCGCCTTGAGTATTATTTAAAACGACTCCCGTGACGCATTGTACACTTTTACCCGGCAACAGTTCAGCGTCAGATTTAGCGTCTACTTCATCCAAAAAGTTATTTTGATTAGTTACAGCTTCATCATAAGCAGCGTCATCTTCGAGTGGGCTTCCATCTTCGTTGTACATAGGATAGAGTGCCTCATCCACGGCAAAAGTACCTACACTAGATGTTAGATCATATTCGGACGTATCATCTTGCTGGCTAAAAGTGAGCATTGAAAACATATCGCTAGGCACCATATTTGCTTCTGTCTGATTGTCTAGCGTGTACCAAATAATCAATCCGTCTTCTCCGGAAAAATTGTCTTTTCCGACCTGCGTCTTATCGATAGTGAGTTTGTAACCAGGTCCAGTCAACGTTTTGTCTTTAAATGACATTTCAATCACATCTCTTTCGGATGTTTGTTGAGCCGATGCTTGGATTTCCGTAGTGGTAGAGCTTGAAATTGTTGTAGTTGATTCCTCAGCGGTTTTATTGCCACCATCATTAGACGAGCAAGCCCCTAAAACAGCTAAACTCAAACCTAAAACCCCAACACATAAAATAGACTTTTTCATTTCGTTTCCCTCTTTTCTGGTATAATATATTTGTGATATCAGGAATGAGGTATGAGTCCGTGTTGCAGCACGGGCTTTTTTTCTTTATAACTTTTTTAGAGATTATAGGCAAAATAGTAGGGCATAAAAATATATTATTGAATTCCGTATTTAGAAAATCCTAATTGAACTTCACCGGAAGTCTTTTGCTGTGTTGTACGCAATGCTTCTTCTTCAGACATTCCATTCTGTACTTTCCATGCAACAGGCGACATCCCGTATTTGTTAACAAAATCAGTAAGTGATAAAGTGTCAGCGTCTTGCTGAGCGCTTGTTTGTTGGTCTTCTGGATTTTGTTGAGATGCTGCTTGTTGTTCTTTCTGATCTTGACTGATAATATTGCCAGCATCATCTGTAGTCAATCCATTTTCATAAAGGGCCACGCCGAAAGCTTCCCACTCTTTGTTGGACCAATTTGCACGATCAGCTGGAGTTGACTGTAAAGTGCGTTGTTTCATCTGTTCATATGTTTCTTCTTGAGGTGCGGTTTGGATTGTACTCTGACTGGAGCTTATAACTGTTGGGCTAGGTTCCGCCGTAACTTGGTTGGAGCTTGTAACTGTTGAACTAGAATCTGTTTTAGATGTAGATTTGCTAGTAGATGAACTGGTTTCAGTTGTTTCTTTTGTTTTACTTATTTTTGTTTCTTGGTTAGAAGTGGCATCTGTTGATTCAGCTTTTTTATTATTTGAACAAGCTGAAAGTAGCAGAGCAGTACTTAACAACAACATAACGCTAACTTTTTTCATTTTTTACTCCTCTTTTCTTTGATACAATAAGTTGTAAAGAAGCCTATTGTTAGGTTTGTTTTTTTCTTAGAACATGCTTGCTTTGGTCGGTGGGGCGTGTTTTTTTATTTTACAGACTTTCGAAAACTAAAGTAGCTTGGATTCTATCGCCACCACCGAAACCTTTACTACCACCGTTTGTAGTGGAAATAGTGTGTAATCGATAACCTTTAGAACACTGTCTATTTATAGTGTTTTCAAGTTCTGATAGGTTTTGCGACCCTTTTCCTATAAATTTTTCTTTTAATACAACTTGCAATACAACGTAACTTGGCATATTCTTTTCCTTCTTTCTACTATGATAATAAATACTAACCCCTAGCCGCAGCGCCAACTCCGACTGGGGTATTTTTTTATAAAACGACTACGCCATAAATTTTAAAATCATCTGTATCACAGATTGATATATCCTCATACTTTTTATTTAAACTCACTAGCTTGTTACCTGACAGTTTTTTAACAAACGCTTCATTATTTACTTGGCATACGATTATCTGACCATCACGCACATCTGATGTGCTTTTAATAAAGATAACTTGTCCATCTTCGAAAAGCGGTAACATTGAATCACCGTTTACCTTAACTGCGAAATCATGTTCAGGTATCACGCCTTCATAACTTACTTCGTCCACAATTTCATCATCTAGCCATTCACCTGTTCCAGCGGACACATAACCTCGAATTTCAATTGTAGTTTTCGGACGTTTGTTTTGTTCTCTCAATTGATATTCCGCAAAGTTGTAGACTTTTGTTTTTCGTGGTCGATCTAATTGATTGTAGATTGATTCGATGGATGGAACACCATTTTCCTTATCTTCTTTTGGAACATCGTAACCAAGCAACCACGCCTCGCTCACATTTAAAGTTTTAGCCAGTAAATAGAGTTTGTGCTGGTCGGGTGAGGATTTACCATTGACGTATTGCGATAAATGACTTTTTGACATTTTTATTCCAGTTTCTTTTTGTAAAGGTAAAGACATATTCAAAATATCAACTTGCTTTAAATTTCTTTCAGACATTAACTGATTGAGTCGTTGCTGAGTCGTTTGCTTCATATTATGTCTCCTTTCTGATACTTATTATATACCTAGTTGAACATAAGTTCAATAAAAAAGTTAAATTAATTTGAACTTTTATGTTGACAATGTTTTATGCAGGGGTTATACTTTGGCTATAAAGTTCAAAACATTTGAACTGGAAAGGAGCAAATTAATATGAGTTTTGATTATTCTAAGTTGTCGGGAAAAATTGTTGAGAAATATGGAACGCAATACAATTTTTCAATCGCTTTAGGTTTGTCGGAAAGAAGTTTGTCATTAAAGTTGAATAACCGAGTACCATGGAAAAGCACCGAACTTCAAAAAGCCATTGAATTGCTAGACATTCCAAAAGAAGAAATTGGCGAATATTTTTTTAATTTAGAAGTTCAAAATATTTGAACTTAAGAAAGGGATTCGAAAAAATGAACACACCACAAATTTTCAATTTCGAACAAAACGAAGTTCGAACTGTTTTAGTAAATGATGAACCATATTTTGTAGGGAAAGACGTTGCAGAAATTTTAGGTTACTCAAAACCAAGAAATGCTATTTCTACACACGTAGATGAAGAAGATAAGCAGGATGCCCCAATTCAGGGCGGCCTTGGCGGAAAACAAAAAATGACGATCATCAACGAATCAGGTCTATACAGTTTAATCTTAAAATCAAAACTTCCCTCTGCCAAAAAATTTAAACGTTGGGTAACAAGTGAAGTGTTGCCAGCAATTAGAAAACATGGAGGTTATCTAACTCCAGAAAAAGTAGAAGAAGCTTTGCTTAATCCAGATACAATCATTCAATTAGCAACTCAACTAAAAGAAGAAAGAACTGGAAGATTAATCGCAGAACAAAAGATTGCCGAGTACGAACCGAAAATCTCCTATTTAGATAGCATATTATCTTCTACAGATTCAGTAACAATTAGTCAGATTGCAGCAGATTATGGGATGTCTCCACAACAGATGAATAAATTACTTCATAAACTAGGTGTTCAGAAAAAAGTCGGTAACCAATGGTTATTGTGCAAAAAACACATGAACCAAGGATACACAAAATCTCATACAACTGAGATCCCGAAAGCCGATGGTGGCACTAAAATTGTAATGAATACCAAATGGACACAGAAAGGGCGTCTATTTATCTACGAATTACTAAAAAAAGAAGGATATTACCCTCAAATGGATTTAGAGGAAATTGGTTAGAAAGGAGTTTTAGTGTGACTGACATTGCAGAAATCACTCGACGAGATAGAGAAAAAATCAAAGAATATGTCGAAAGTTCAAAGTTCTTAACTTACACCATGCTTGCTGAAAGATTTGAAATTAGCAAAAGCTACTTATCTTTAATTTTAAACGGTAAAAAGACTTCTGCAGAAGCAAACAGAATTATAGATTCGATTATTACTATGTACGAATTGTAGAGGAGGAAAACGAATGAAATAACTAATCAAAGTAACAACAAATGAGGAGAATGAGCAGTTAGTAAACGGCAGAGAATTGCATGAGTTTTTGGAATGGAGTTTGGAAAGAAAAATAAAATTCGATAGGAGGTTCAGGATTATGGAAGTAATCTTAACGCCTGAAAATGAGGCAGCACTTCGTAGCTACATTCATGAAATCATAACTGATGAAATTGCAAAAGCAAGAAGAGATGCCTCAGTTGATAAACGTGTATTAAAGCAAATAGAGATAGCGAAATACTTCGGAGTATCAACTGCAACTATTCGTAAGTGGGAAGATAAAGGACTTCCATTCGGGCGTATAGGCGATCAAAAATTTTACGACAAAGAAAAATGTAGAGCATGGGTTCTAGCACAATAAAATATCGGGTAAGTGTTCGGAAATAATGACAGTAAAGAAGGGGAATTTATGGACAAACTAAATACAACAATCGTATTCAGTGCGCCAATCATTATTTATCTGCTGAGTGTCTGGGGAAGCAAACAAGCTTTGATCGGGGTAATTGTCTACCTCGTTTGGATGTTCGCAGGGTTAGATGAAGCTGAGTACAAAACAAAAAAGCCAGTCGGGAGGGACTGACTAATGAGTAAGGACGATATTGTATTTCTGTTAATTATGTTTTGTGGGATTGGATCGATAATAATTAATTTGTATTTGATTATTAAAGAAAAATTTTTCAATTAAAATGAGTCTTTTAGCTTTAACTTGAATTTTTTTTGATAATTAGCTGTTCTTATGACCATTACAAGTTTTTCGCCAGGTAATATATCTTTCATCTTTAAAACTTCTGAAAAAGCGACTGAGCAGCCAGGAGAGATTTCTTGTGCCAACGGTATAGGAGATAAAAGGCTACTTTTATGAAAGCTTCCCATATCAAAACCATTATCGTGATAATGTGAACAATCAATTTTATTACCGTTGTAAAGATACGTACATTCGATAATTGAGTTTGGCATTTTTGATGGGTTTGCAATTACGCCAGTAAGAATCATTCGATTACTTTTATCATGCTTAACTAAAAAATAGGAGAGCGTAATTTTTCTTTTATCTTTAAATAAGTTATAGAGGGATAAAAAAAATCCTGAAATAGAAATGATTAAAGTAATAGCGACTTGGTAATCGCTCAAAATTTTTATCAAATAATTCACCACCATTTTTATCTACATTATATCAAAAAGGAGAGAAGAAATAATGCAAGAATTAGTAATTTTGAAAAATAAAAAAAGTGACTCCGCCGGCAAGCATAGAGTCACAAAACAAAATACATCTAAGGAGATGTTACCACATGGAAAAAGAACTTTCCACTCTAGATCAATATTTGACTGATCCTAGTTGGGGCAAATCGAATGTCAAGGAAACAAATAATCGAAAAATCAGACGAAATCTTTTGACGGATGAAGAACTAGCATGTGATCAAGACGATTTGGGAAATTTTGTGAGTATTTGGGATCATGTCTATCTTATCCATTTATCGAGGAAGTCCAAAAAACCTGAATATATCTATGTCATCGAAGATGGCTTGATTGATGCGCTAGAAGAGTATGACAGAGATAACTTGATTGATATCTCTTATTACGGATCAGGTAAGAAATACATTGCTGAAATGGAGGCAGAATTTGATGAGTGAAAACAAAGGGACAACGAATTTTGAAAAACTTTTTAGTCGCAAGTTAAATAAAATACTCAAGAAAAAAGGAAATTTTGATTATTTATCTTGGGCTCACGCGTGGGAGATTATGAAAAAGAATGATCCACAGGCAACGGTAACTATTAATGAGTATAAACACTACAGGGTTGTTTCTGGAACTCATCAAGACTTTCTTGTTGAGGAATATAAACCTTTTCTTATGGATGAAACTGGGACTTATGTATCTGTCTCAGTAACGGTTAAAGGACACACGGAAACCGAATTATTTCCTGTTTTAGATTATCGAAACCAACCAGTTGTTAAACCAAATGCAATGCAAATCAATAACTCATTGAAGCGATGCTTTGTGAAAGCATTGGCTCTACACGGACTGGGATTATATGTATTTCAAGGGGAAGATATTCCAACACCACCTAGAATCGATACAAAGAAATTAAGCATGCTAGAGACGATTCTAGAAGCTTTCAATGAGCAGATGGGTAAAGATATGACCAAAACCTTAATCGAATATGTTAATGAGCAGACAGATAAATTAGGGCTCTTAGCTGATAACGTTGAAACTATTGAACAGTTAAGCTATGAGCAATGTGCCTTGATGGAGCGAGCAATAGCAGCTAAGAGAAAAGAATTAGATAAGAAGTGATATGAGTGTTTAAACCATTAATCGATTCATATTCAGCGGTTCTGAAAAAGTTCAAAGGAAAAGACATAGGTGCAACTATTAATGAAGAAGTGAACATCGAACGTTTGAAGACGATGTACGACGGATATGATGGCGATCGGATTATTGAAGTTCGATTTATTGATCCACGTCGATTTACTGTGCAGCAACGAAACTTCATCTATGCACTCATAGGCGATATTTTCATCGATACAGGCATGCCAACGGACTTCTGGAAGGAATTCTTCTACTTCCGTTTTGAAGGCGTCACAGGGCGCAAAATAAGCCTCAAAGACGAATCGAATACAACTGTGAGTGATGCTAACGTCTTAGCAAATATCATCTTAGATTTCATCTTTGAACACCATATTCCTTTCAAAGAAGGCTATGAGATTTTACCAGCGAATCAAGAATATTACTTCTACAAATGCATTACAAAAAGAGTTTGTTGCATCTGTGGCAAAACAGGAGCTGATATTGATCACTTTGACAAAGCGCTGGGAAGACGAAAGCGCAAAGAAGTTGATCATTCAGAGTACACATTTGCAGCACTCTGCAGGATTCATCACACGGAGAAACACAAAATAGGTGTGATCAATTTCAAAAATAAATATCAAATCAAAGGGATCAAATTAAACCAGGAAACAATCAAAAAGTTAAATATTGGAGGGTAAAAATGACAGAACATCGAAGTTATTATGCGATTATACCAGCCAACGTAAGGTACGACAAAAGACTTAAACCAAATACTAAGTTGTTATACGGAGAGATAACGGCCTTGTGTAATGAAAGAGGCTTTTGTTGGGCAGGCAATGAGTACTTTGCAGATTTATATGGTGTGAATAAAGAGACCATATCGCGATGGGTAAGTGATTTGATTAAGTTTGGATACTTGAATCGGGAAATCATTTACAAAGAGGGTACCAATCAAATAATCAATAGGTACCTACGAATTAATCAATACCCTATTGACGAAAAACGCAATACCCCTATTGACGAAAAAGTCAAAGATAATAATACATCTATTAATAATACATTTAATAATACAAAAGAATATATAAGAGACTTACCGCCTTCGAAAAAATCGAAGGCTAAGCCCATCCGTCATAAATACGGAGAGTATAAAAATGTTCTTTTGTCAGATGAGCAGATGGAGAAACTCAAAATAGAATTCCCTAATGACTATCAAGAACGAATAGAACGGCTATCTGAGTATTGTGAATCATCTGGTAAGACTTATAAAAACTATTTGGCAACTATTCGAAGTTGGGCAAGGAAAGAAAAAAGTGAGCCTAAGAATGCAAGTGGTGCATACAAGCGCACAGGACGACGAGAGAAGCTTCCAGAATGGGCAATCGACCAAGAAGCCTATCAAAAGAAAAAAGCGCTAGAACGAGCTAATAGACAATCAAAAGCACCATTCTAAGAGGTGGAAAATTGAAAATCGATTATCTAGAACTGATCAATGAAATAGCAAGTTACAAAACTGGTGAGGAAATAGAGATTCTGAGAGACGTTTATGAACAACTTGATGAAGCTGGAATCGAACGAATTAAGAATGATCGTTCAAGTTGGAGTAAACTCAGATACTATTTCGCACTTTATATCGATGCAACACAATTAAGAAATTTAGCTTATACAAAATTACTATTTGTTGATTGCGTTAAAGGATTGCAAAAACATCTTAGTGAACTTGAGCAGGTGTAATCAGATGGATCTAAAAACATTTACAGCACAGATCGAACTAATGCATCAAGAAGCTTTAAGACAAAGCGCCTCGTACGAAGACAAGTGGCTCAACACGTTCCATGGTGGACGTGAGAGCGCACTTGATCAAGTACTCAAATTATTGAAAGGGGAACGTCGGGATGGATAAGAAAGCGGCAATGCAGCGAATTATCGAATTGACTTATTCAGAAGATTGGCAAAATGACAAAGAAGCTGCTTCGGAAGTGATGAGACTTGGAAGAGAGATGTGGGCAGACAAGAGCAACAAGCCAAGACCGCGAAAAATCGCAATCTGGCATGGCGACAAAATTCTAGTCACAGGAACTGCCCAGCAGTTAGCAACTCTCACAGGATTGCACGAGAAAATCGTGAGAAAGAGAGCTAGGTGTGGATACACAGACGTTAAGAAGAGAACGTTTAGGTACGTGGAGGAATCATCATGACAACAGAAGAAGTGATTCAAATGCGAATTCGAAGCATTCAACGTGAGATTGACGATCTGGAACGGACAAAGGCAGTGATGGTCAATGAAACGGCGAAGAAGGCAATCGATTTGCACATAGAAAATTTAAGAAGGGAAATCCATCGATTGGAGGAATGAGCGTGGATAAGAAATCAGCAATGAAACGAATCATTGAACTGACGCATTCTGAGAATTGGCAAGAAGACAAAGAAATAGTTGCAGAAGTCCAAAAGCTTGGTAAATCAATGTGGGCTGAAAAGCCTAAACGGAAAACGCCGAGAAGAATTGCAATCTGGCATGGTGATCGAATTCTAGTAACGGGTACAGCTGAACAGTTATCTGAAATTACTGGTCTGAGCAAAAACATTATTTGGGATAGAGCTAGGAGTTTATGGATTGATTCAAAAGGACGACAGTTTAGGTATATGGAGGAGAAATAATGGACGAACTAATCACAAAAGTAGAGCAGTGGGCAAAAGATAAGGGATTGGATCAAACGGATCCAAAAGCACAGTTTTTGAAAGTAGCTGAGGAATTCGGAGAAATTGCTTCGGCAATGGCAAGAAGTAATGATGAGCTATTTAAAGATAGCGTAGGAGACGTAATCGTCACACTGATTATCCTTTCCATGCAAAAAGGGACAAACGTACAAGAGTGTTTAGAAATGGCGTACAACGAAATCAAAGGACGCACAGGGAAAATGGTAGATGGTGTATTCGTGAAGTCGAGTGATTTGGAGGAAGCGGAATGAACACCAGACACCGCAGAGTAGCAAAACTAAGAAAACAGGAACTGAATGTACTAAAGGCAAAGTTTGAAAAAGAATACGGAGTTTCAGTAGAAGAAGCATATAAAGTAGTAAGTCAGTGTGTTGCTGATGCGAGTGAGACTATTCGTAAGTTTGGGATTTCGATATTAAATGATGATCGTAAATGGGAGGCAGAAAGATGAAACTAAAAGACGGATTCTACGCTAGTAGTCATGGTATCGGCGGTTTAATGCTAGATATGCCGACAAAGAATCCTAAAACACGTAAGAAGCCAAAAGTCAAAGTCGGTGACATGGTTCGCTGCGAAGCAGAAGAGTTCATCTATCCATTTCGTGGATATGTAGAACATGTTTATAATCACTCAGCGATCATTCGTATTGAAAACACGATGGAATGTGACAAGTGGTTAGCGAAAAGCAAAGAGAATTTAGCTGTAGCGAGATTGGTGGATATGGAACTAATCAATGACAAATAAAAAAGCCGGATCGATCCGACTGATGTAATAAATCCGACAAGTTTATTATATCACATAAAAGGAGCGGTTTGACTTGATGCAATTGTTACGAGAGGTAGATTTCAAACAGACAAGATGTAATGCGAGAGATGTGCTGAAGAACTTTCGGCGCTTGGAGCGGATGGCAGGTCGCTCTTTGATAGATATTAAGTCTCCTATCATAACCGATATGCCGAAGGCACCGAAGCACGGCAATAAGGCAGAAGACGCAATCATTCAGATGATGGATATAGAAGCTGAAAGAGATGCGATTTTAGCAGCCTTGATGGCTCTTAGTCTGATTAGTCGTCAGATACTTTACTACAGCTTCTGTGTGCCAGATAGCTTCTCAAACTACAGAATTAGCCGTGAAGTGGGTTATTCAGAAAGAAGTATACAACGGATGAAGTCGGAAGCTCTAATAGAGTTTGCAGAAGCATATAAACACGGAAGAATAATTGCTTATAAATAATTTGGCGGTTTTTTGGCGGAATGATGGCGGTTTTTAGCTATTTACCAGTGATATTATGGTAGTGTCGAAAGATTAGTGATAGGTCTGAGACAAAATAATAATAAAAGGAACATCGTTTTATTATTGTTTCACAATTAAGCTTCGATAGACAGCAGCGGAAATATTAAGAATAAGGATGTGAATTCCAACTCCTTCTAAATTGTTCTTATTATCTATCATCCGTTGCTGTCTATTAATTTATGTATTGGAGGGTATATAAAATGAATAACGCTTCCGAAAAAATTGATCAACTAACTATTTTAGTAAACCAAAGAATCGAAGATATTATCAAGGAATTCGAAGGTGAAAAGATTAAGAACATAAAGCTTACTTTAATGGATCATAAGTTCGAACTAAATTCGACAAAAAGGAAGATCGTTGAGCTTATAGAAGAAGAAATTGCTGTCCAGATCAATGAGCAACAATTAACTAATTAATTTATGCATCGGAGGAAAAACGAATGGATAAAGAAAGTGCACGAGAACATTATTTGAGTAAATTCAAACGTAACAACAAACCAGAAGAAGTTTTTGGATCAAGCGTTAAAGAGGTTGGAGAAAAACTAACTCAATTATTAAAAGAAGAAGACTTAACATATGATGAAGCATACGCAAGCCTTCAATATAGTTATAATTTATTAAAGTATGAGTCTAATTTCATAAAAGTAAAATAGATAATTATGTTACTGTGGCGGAAAGGGTAGACGCTATATCTGGTAGGTATGCTTGAAGACCAGAGAAACAAGAGCTAAGCGCAACCATGCAAGGTTCGATTCCTTGCCAGTGACTTAAGGAACCTACGGAAACAATCAATCTTATCGGATGCCGATTGGTTGGCTGAATTAACCAGCGTGCCTGGAAATCAGTTAATAGGCATAAAATACTAGCGCAGACGTGCGCCACTCTCAGGTGTAGGTTAGGAGAGAAACATTAAGTTGGACTTGCTAGGAACACGGCAAGTTGCCTGTGTGAGGCTTTGTATCATTGCGTAGGTCTTGGCTAGAGACGGTATTCTAGTCCAGTGTTCACATAGGGTTATAACTGCATCTCATTGCTGAGGTGTAGTTTTTTACATATGAGATCACTCCTTAAGTGGTCTTTTTTATTTTACATAAAGGAGGAATGAACTCATGAAAGAATATACTACTAAAGAATTTGAAGAAATGAAGCGATTAAAGAAGGACTTTGAAGAAGTTGGTCAAGGACAATCATTTACGATTGGAACTATTCAACGTAGATTACGTTTCGGGAAGGAACGAGCTACTGCTCTTTATAATGATCTGATCTCAGATAGAGAGAAGGACTTCCAATGAGAAACTACCGCTGAGTGGTCTTTTTATTTGCGCAAAGGAGGTTAACAACAATGTATAGACCACAATATTTAGAACAGAAGTATGAAGTAATCACTGTGCAAAACGGTAACGGTGAGATAGTACGAAAGTATAGAAGACCAATAAAGAGCGATACATACAAACGAAAGGAAAGCAATGAAGTTATTCCATTGTATGGCAAAAGAAGAGCGAAGCATTAAATAAGATTGTGAAAGGAGACGGATCATGACCGAGGAATTCTATAGATGGCTATTACAGTTGATAAGAGAAGATCGTTTGGTTAAGTTCTATCAGTCTCCTAAATGGCGCAGGCTTAGAGAGAAAGCGATGAAACGAGATCACTATGAATGCCAAGAGTGTAGAAGACTAGGCAAGTATCATAGAGTAGAGAACGTTCATCATATAAAGGAAGTCAAGGATAGACCTGACTTAGCTTTAGATTTAGATAATCTTATTTGTTTATGTGTTGAACATCATAATGAAGTTCATGGTAGATATCTTACAGCACTAGATAAACAAGAGAAGAAGATAGAAAGCTTTGCTAACTTCGATGCAAGTGAAAGGTGGTAAGTGCATGATCATCAATGACAATGGCAGAGAGTATGACACAGAAAAGATTGAAGAGTATTCATCTTATACTCAGGGATTGATTAAACGTTTGATATACGTTCGCTATGTAGGTATTAGGGATCTGTTATCAGATAACTGTTGTAGCAAATACAAAGTGAATCAAGTAAGAGAAGCGTTGAATAAAGATAATAATGTTGAAAGAATAAAAAATGTTTTCGGATATAGCATTGAAGAGATTAATTATTACATTGACTTCGCTGAAGCTTTCATTCCGATGGTGAGATAACCCCCCCTTAAAATAAATCGCAAATTTTTTGGGGGTGATGAAACGGAGGGGGCTGTCAGGAAAAGAGATTTTTTCGAACTTTATCATGAAAGGAGGGCTAAAATGTTTAAAAACGAATTGTCTCAAAATCGCTACAGAGAAAAATTACGCCGCTCTTTAATAAGCCAATTGGAAAGTCAGAAAACAAATATTGAGCCATTCTTAGATAATGTTGATCGTTATATCAGTTTATGGGAAACGGCGATATCACTGGAAGAAGATATATCCGAGAACGGCATTAGATTGGAGAATGGTAAAAAGAATGAATCAGTAGCGTTGCTTGTTTCTGTCAACAAACAAATGGGATTGATGTTGGATAAACTTGCCATTACTCCTGAATTGGTAGGTGAAGCAAATGAATCAATTCCTGAGTTATAAGCATATTGAAAATTGGTTCAAAGCTATAGAAGAAGGCACTATCAAGGTATGCAAAGAGCAATTATTGCTAAAAAATTATCTAGAAGAAAGAGTCTTTACTAGAGAAGATATTTACTTCGATAAGCAGATGGTAGAGGATTCAATCAATATACCAGCACAATACTTTCCATTCGAATTAATTCCGTGGGAAAAATTTCTACAATGTTTTATTTATGGTGTTCGATGGAAAAAAGATAAAACACTAGTGTTCAATAGATATCTTTCATTAATGGGACGTGGTAATGGTAAAACTGGTTTTGCTTCTTGGAACAACTTCTTTCTACTCACCGCTAAACACGGTATTAAAAATTATGATATTGATATCTATGCCAATAATGAAAGCCAAGCAAAGACTAGTTTTGATGATGTATTTAAAGTAATTAAAGATCATCCTGATTTAGATAAAAAAGTATTTAAAGCTACGAAGGAAGTTATTCAAAATATCGCTACAAATAGCAAACTTCGTTATAACACGGCAAACGCTAGAACAAAAGACGGGAAGCGACCAGGTGCAAACCGCTTTGATGAAATTCACGAAAATGAAGATTATTCAATGATAAATGTGGCTACTTCTGGTGGTGGTAAAATTCGAGATTATAGAGAATTTTATGATACAACTAATGGTCATGTTCGTGGTGGTCCGCTTGATGACATTATAGAAGAATCAAAAATGATTCTTTCTGGAGAACTTGGAATTGACAAGGATGGAGCAGAATTTTCTAGTTTGTTTCCATTTATTTGTCGCTTGGATAACGATAATGAAGTTGATGATCCCGACATGTGGGAAAAAGCTTGTCCAACTATTAATTACAATGCAGATTTAAAACGGAAAATGTTTCAAGAATACTCTCAAATGCAACGTAATGCTGGTTTAAGACTTACGTTCATGACAAAACGAATGAACAGACCTATGGAAGATACACGATTTGCTGTTGCTTCATATGATGATGTTCTGCATACGAAAGAAAAAGAATTTCCTGAAAAAATGGATGAAGTGATAGGAACAGTCGATTTTGCTGATAGACGAGATTTTGCCAGTGTTGGGTTGCTAGGAAAATATGATAAAGATGTGTATTTTACCCAACATACTTTTATCCACGAATCAGCTCTTCGATTACAGAACATAAAACGAGAGGTTATAGATATTTCTATAGATCAAGGAAAATCACAAATCGTTCATGGGAAAAATATAGAAGCTGATTATATTGTAGGTTGGTTTCTTGAAATGAGTAATAAATATTATATTAAAAAAATCGCTATGGATATGTACCGTGCAAAAATATTGAAGCCCGCTTTAGAAGAAGCAGGTTTTACTGTGGAAATTGTTCGAAGCGGATCTGTTACACATGGTATGTTAAAAGATCTGGTTGATGACCTTTTTATTAATCAACGTTTATTTTTTGGTGACGATGCGATTATGCGTTGGTATTGCATGAATGTATATGAAGAGCATATTTCTAATGGAAATATACGCTATGAAAAAATAGAACCTGAAACTAGAAAAACGGATGGCTTTTTTTCATTCCTTCATGGTTTGAATTTTTTAGATGATATTTATGATTCTGCTCCTGTAACAGTCACAAATAGCTCAGTAGAAAATACAGGAACTGGATTTACTCCTCTAGTATTCTAACTTGAAAGGAGGTGAGAAAGTGGGGATTTTTCAAAAGGCGGTAGGATACTTCACAAAAAAAGCAACAGTTCCTTTAGAAGAATATTTTTGTAAATTGCAAGTTGATTTTGTGTATCGAAAATTTGCAATTGAAACTTGTATTGATTTGATTGCAAATGCGATGAGCAAAGCGGAATTCAAGTCATATGAAGATGGAAAAAATAAAAAGAATGATCTTTACTATAGGCTAAATGTAGCTCCTAATAAGAAAAATAATGCAACAGAATTTAGAAAAAAACTGATCAGGAGATTAATATTCTACAATGAAGTATTGATCGTTTCTCCGTCTAATAATTCTAGCGAAATATTTATTGCGGATAGTTGGGATATCACAGAGTATGCATTAAAAGATGATGTGTTTTCTCAAGTGCAAATTAACAACATAGTCCTTGATAGAGAATTTCTAGAAAGTGATGTTATCTATATAAAATACGCAGATCAACAAATTAGGCAACTAGTCGATGCGTATTATCAAGCGTATGGGAAACTCATTTCTAGTGCCATGAATGTTTACAAGCGTTCTAACGCTCGTAGATACGTACTGAAAGGGAATTTATTCCGACCGCAAGACAATACAACACAAGACCAAATCAATAAAATGATGACATCGCAGTTCAAACCATTCATGGAAGCGGACAATGCAGGGGCAGTATTCCAACTACAAGAAGGATTCAATTTAGAAGATTTCAGCGGAAACTTCCAAAGCAATTCAAGAGATATAAAAAACTTAATAGACGACATCTTTGAGATGACAGCAGCAGCGTTTCACGTTCCGAAAAACCTACTAAAGGGAGACATGAGTGGGTTATCGGATCAAGTGGACGCTTTTTTAATGTTCGAAATCATTCCAATTGCTGAACTTATTCAGGATGCGTTTAACGCTAGTCTCTATGAAGCAGAAGAATACTTGTCAGGGAATTTTGTACGTGTTGATACAACTATGATCAAGATTACTAGCTTCAAAGATTTGGTTGACGCTATTGATGTAGGCATTAGAAATGGGGTATTTACAATCAACGAAGGAAGAGAACGCGTTGGAAATGATCGCTCTGATAAGGCGATGGCAGATGAAATATTTATAACTAAAAACAACCAACAAGTATCGAAAGGAGGTGAGGCGAATGACGACAATGAAAACATTTCTAGCGGTAAAGAATGAAGGAACAGTACCGCAAATTTTTATTCAGGGATTTATTGGCTCTAGTTGGTTCTTTGAAGGGAATACTGATAAGGGAATCAAAAATATTTTGGATAGTCTAGGTGATCAAGAAGAAATTGAAGTAGTGATTAATTCAAACGGTGGAGACGTATTTCAAGGGATTGCTATTGGGAACTTACTTAAGTCAAATAAAGCGAAAGTTAACGTTGTGATTAACGGCTTAGCCGCTAGTGCTGCTTCAATTATCGCAATGGCTGGCGATACTATAAAAATTTACAACAATGCACAATTGATGATTCACCGCGCTTCCACATATGGAGAAGGAAATGTCGATGACTTCCGCACGATTGCTGATCAATTGGAATCAATTGATAAATCGGTAAAGGCTTCATATAAAACACGATTCAACGGTACAGATGAAGCATTGCAAGAACTTCTTGAAAAAGAATCGTTTATGGATGCAGAAACAGCTTTGAGTTATGGATTGGTCGATGAAATTATCGATGCAGAAAATAGCGCAGGTACTGAAGCTAAGAAAGAACAAAGCGTTGAAGAAATTTTGAATGACGTTGAAGAAAAAAGAGCAGAAAAAATTGCTGCATTTACAGCAGCATTAAATAAAACATTTGGACAAGGAGATGCAAAATAATGACAGTTAAAAATTTAAAAGGTGTAACAGCTGCAAGCGACCAATTGATGAAAGCTTTTAAAGATGGTAACGAAGAATCTTTTAGCGCAGCTATGGTAAGTTTATCTAAGGAAATTCAGGATAAAATTTTAGAAGAAGCAACAGCAAAAAATCAAGATCAATTAGTATTAATGAACCGTGGTCAGCGTGTACTAACTACACAAGAAACAAAATTCTATAACGAAGTAGTGAATAACGAAGGTTTTGCAGGAGTTGAAGAATTAGTACCAGCTACTGTATTTGAACGCGTATTTGAAGATCTAGAACAATCTCATCCACTATTGCAAAAAATTACTTTTGTTAACACAACTGGTGTAACAGAATGGATTGTGTCACGTGGAGTCAATCCAGCATGGTGGGGTAAACTTTGCGAAGCTGTTAAAAAAGTTTTAGATAATGGCTTTGACGTAATTAACATGAAGCAGTTCAAGCTATCAGGTTATATTCCTGTATGTAAGGCAATGCTTGACTTAGGTCCAGTATGGTTAGATCGTTATGTCCGTACTGTTTTAGTAGAATCATTGAGAATTGCATTAGAACAAGCAATCGTTGATGGTACTGGTAAAGATATGCCAGTCGGAATGATGCGTGATATGAGCAAACAAACTAGCGGAGAATATGCTGAAAAAACAGCAGAACCTATTACAGCTTTAGATGCTGCAACTATGGGCGGTTTGATGGCACGACTATCAAAATTCAATATCGAAGGCGTAGATGATCCGATTTATCGTAATGTAAATCCTTCTGATGTGGTCCTAATTGTGAATCCAACAGATTACTGGTCTAAAGTTTTCCCAGCTAAAACCGTACTAACTGCTAATGGAGAATATGTACAAGTATTGCCAGTACCAGTTTCAGACTTGCAGTCAACAGCTGTGCCAGAAGGAAAAGCAGTTATTGGGGTAGCTTCAGATTACTTCATGGGTGTAGGATCTACGCTAAAAATTGAAGCTTCAGATGAATACCATTTTGTTGAAGACGAACGCATTTATCTAGCTAAACAATATGCAAACGGACAACCTAAACGTAATGATAGTTTCATTGTATTAGATATTAGCGCTTTGGGAACTACTACTACAACTACAAAACCAACAACCACAACAACTACAACACAAGCGTAGGTGATCAGAATGAAGTATATTCTTTGTCAGCCGGCAATCAATCGGTTTAAATGGGAGCTTGAAGTTTGTTTAACTAATCTGAAGAAACTAGGAATCAAAGATATCGTATTGCTTTTCAGCAGACACGATGATCAGATTCCTATTTTTTTTGAGAAGGAATATGGCGTTGAAGTTCATGTGTACGATGATCTGCGGGACGACAAAGAGTATATTCCTTCGATTAAACCATATTTATGGTGGAAATATTTAGAAGAAGATCATTCGCGTGAGGACGACCGATATTTCTATATCGATTCGGATGTCATTTTCAATAAAAGAATTAATTTGCGCAAATTGCCTTCTAAAGATGATGTTTGGTATTGTAGCGACTGCTGTAGTTATCTAAGTCTTGATTATATTAGAAGCTGTGAAAACGGAGAAAATATTCTAAAAGATATGGCAAATATTGCAAATGTTAGAGTAGAATCTTTGGAAACTATAAACACTAATTCAGGAGGCGCACAGTGGGTTATTAACCGTCCTAAAGCGAATTATTGGAAAAAGGTTTATCTGGATTCTAATCGGCTATATCGCTACCTTAGAGGGCAAAAAACAAATGTACAGATTTGGACAGCCGAGATGTGGGCACAGCTTTGGAACATGATGTATTTCAATATTGGTCCTAAAGTTCACGAGGAATTAAACTTTTGTTTTGCTACTGATCCAATAGAAAAATTTAAAGAAGTAAAAATCTTGCATAACGCTGGAGTAACAACAAATGATGAAGATTTATTTTTCAAAGGGAGATACGTTACTTCCACGCCTTTTGATGAAGATTTATCATTTGTAAACAAGAAAAAATGCTCTTACGCATATGTTAAAGCAATTAAGGCGGTGGTTAGATGACGCCTGAACAAGTGACTGAAGAATTGCTAATAGCTGTGAAGGATAATATTTACGTTACCTGGAACGAAGAAGATGAGTCAATTAAAAAGATGATAGCTAAAAATGCTGTTTATCTTCAAAGTAAAGTGAGTACAACACTTTCTTTTTCTCCTGAAAGCTTAGAATACGGATTGCTAATCGAAAGATGTAGATACGACTGGAATCGTGCTTTAGATGAGTTTGAACAAAATTTCGCTAGTGAGTTATTAGGTTTCATTCAACATTATGCGCTACAAGAATATATTGCAGGTGATGGGAATGGCGAATAATCGTAGACTCGAAGAAACATTCAACGATGGTTGGTTAAAGATTTTGACGCAAACTACCAAAAGAAATGAACTAGGAAAAAAGATTGGTGTAGAAGATACAGAAATCACTTCTTTAAAATTTAGAAATCTTTCCATGAGAGATAGTGATATAACAGCTATGGATGCGATGGGATCGAAATTAACTAAGAAAGTAAAGACTCCATTTCATCCGATCGCCAAGAAATTTAATAAAGATCAATATTTTATCGTAATCGATAGTATGCGTTACAACGTTATCTATGCCGATTACGATAATTTTTATATCTATTTTTATCTTGAAAGTGTGGGTGAATATGGTTATTGATAATTCTAAAGAAAAAGAACGTTTAAATAAGCAAATTTCTGCTATCAAAACTTCCTTAGAAGAACATTTTAAGCTCAAACTCTTTCAAGACTCTGTTGGCGAGGATGAGCTACCTGATGATTTTAATTACTTCATTCTCGAAACAGGAGAAATAGAAATGATCACTGAACCAAAATATAGCGTGGGTCAAAATCTATATCTAACTTTCTATTCAGAAAATAGAGAAGATTTAACAGGAGATTCACTAGATATTATTTCATTGATTCAAAATCGTTCGATTCGTTTTCAGAGAATGGATCCCAACCATTTAAAACTAGAAAATCAAGATCGCTATATCGATCAATTGGTATTTACGTTTAGACGATTATTGAAGAGTGATTGTCATGGCTAAAAATAGTTGGGAGCTAAAAATAAATGGGCATGATGAACTTCTTGTGCGGATGGAACGCTATTCAAGCGAGAGTGAACGACTGATCAATGAAGCATTGAAATCGAAGGGTTCGGCTATTGCAGTGGATAGGATTACAGAAAAAATTCCTGTTTCTGAAGCAGATTTAAGAAGAGGACACCAACACGCAAAAAATAGTCGTCCACTTAAGACTCAATATATTAATTTGGGTTTCATCATTAGACCTACAAGAAAATTTGAGTATTTAAAATATCCTGATTTGGGGATAGGTACTTCTAAAAGAAATCAGCCAGACGAATTCATGAGAAGAGGATTAGGTCTTGCACTTGATCCAATTACAGAACTTCTGATTCGTCAATTCGATAAATTAAATAAATAGGAGGAACAACAATGGCTAAAACAACAACTGTAGTAACAACGTTCGATAACGTGAGTATCAAACGAATTGCTTTTAATTTTAAGAATGCAGAAAATGCAATCGCAACAGATTGTAACGGACAATTAGATGGCGAAACAGAAATGCAAACGGTGGTTAAAAAATGTGGAGCGACAGAAGTAAAATCAAAATCTAAACCAATCAATATGACGGTAACAATTACTGCACATGTACCGATGGAAGTTTATCGACGTTTCAATGGGTTGAAACAAGATGAACGTATTAAACCAGGCATTTACTCTTACGGTCCTGATTCCGTAGGCGAAGATTTCTCACTTGCTGCAGAGATCGTGGATGACTTCGAAGAAAATAGCAAGTTAGTTGGTATGTTAGCATGCACTTCGAATACAGGATTAACATTCTCTATTGAAAATGGTGCGGATGAAGTAGCTGCTTTAGAACTAGAAACAAAAGTTATGCAAGATGAATTTGGTAAATTCTATCATGAAGCAATTGTTGCAGAACTTGAAGAAGACTTAACAGATCAATGGATGACGAATCTATCTGCTGATGTGATTAAAAAGAGTTCAACAACCACTACTACAACGACTCAAGCTTAAACATAAAACGGAGGTAGCAAAATGAACGAAGATTACTCAAAAATTGAACTAAACGATGGAACAATTTTGAATTTAGAACCTAAACTGAATATCAAGAAATTATTGATGATCAATAGAGATTTTAACACAGACGAGTTTGCAAAAATGACTGTGGGAAAAGGATCCATGGATATTTCTGTTATTCAAGGTGCAAAGGCTGTGTATATTGCTTACCGCCAAGCGAACATGACTGATTATATTTCATTCGATGAATTTATCGATAAATGGGATTTTGATATGGCTACTGCCAGCTATATTTATCAATTGATGATGTTCAAACAAGCACGAGATGCCTATCAAAAAGAATTCGAAAAAGCAAATAAGGAAAAAAAGCTTCAAAAGTAAAAATGCCAAAGCTCTTAGTTGAAACGTGGGTCGATGTCTATTCGATGTTGACCGACGTTTTTTCTATGCCTTCAGATTTGGTTTTAAGCGATATCTGTTTAGATGACATTTTGCAAATGGCTTACAACAAGAGTGCTTATGAAGGATGGAAAAACTATGCAATAAACCAATCCCATAAAAACTAAAGAAAGGAGGTAAAAAATGGCTAAAAAGAGAACAGAAGCAGAAGTAACTTTCATAGCTAACGATGACGGATTGAAATCTACGTTAAAAGAAATCAGTGCTGAATTAACTAAAAATAGAGCAGAATTAAAACTAGAACAAGCTCAATTGCAACAGACTGGTTCTGAATCAGACAAGTTAGGAAGTAAATTATCTTCTTTAGAAAAGCAGTATGAATTACAAAGTCAAAAAGTTGAAGTAACTAGTCAACGTTTAGCCAATGCCAAAAAATATTATGGAGAAAATTCCACCGAAGTTCAGAAACTTGAAAGAGAACTGATTAATCAACAAACAGCACAACAACGTTTGTCAAACGAAATTGATAAAACGAGTAATGCACTAGCTCAAGCAAAAGGCGAAATACAGACGTACGAGTCTACAATGCAACAGTTGGACAGTGAACAGAAAAATGTTCAAGCTAGTGCTTCTCTGATTGAATCAGAATATAAAAAATGGCAAGCAACTGCTGGTCAATCAGCTTCTGAATCCGAGAAATTAGCGAAAGCCCAAGAATTTGTTTCTCAACAATCTGAAAATGCGGAGAAAACGATAGATATCCTAAGACGACAGTTAGAAGCTACACAGTCTGAATTTGGCGCTACATCCACAGAAGCAATGCAGATGGAAGCGAAGCTTAATGATGCTGAACGTGAATTTGAAGAGTTAGGACAAGCTGCTAAAAATGTAGATACAACTAACTTGGACGATATCGGAAGCAAAATAGATATGAATAATTTAATGGAAGCTTCTGACGTTTTAAGCGACATTGGCGATAAGCTTACAGAATTAGGGAAACAAGCAGTGGACTCAGCTAACAGTGTAGGTAGTTCCCAGAGTAAGATACAAGCTAATTTTGGTTTGACTAAACAAGAGGCTGAAGAATTAACGAATGTAGCCAGAGACATTTATTATAAAGGTTTTGGAGAATCGTTAGATCAGTCCACAGATGCATTGATTTTGGTAAAGCGTAATTTAGGCGATTTAAATAATCAAGATTTACAAAATATCACGGAACAAGCTATGGTCCTAGAAAACACCATGGGCGCTGATATGGATGAAACGTTACGTGGTGTAAATGGCTTAATGGTCAATTTCGGCTTGAGTGCTCAAGATGCAATGGATTTAATGGTTTCGGGTACTCAAAACGGTTTAGATAAAACGCACGAATTAGGCGACAATATGGCAGAATATAGCCAATTATGGAGTCAAATGGGATATTCAGCTGATGAAACGTTCGGAATGCTTCAAAATGGTTTAGATGCGGGTGCTTATAACCTTGATAAAGTCAATGACTTAGTTAAGGAAATGGGAATATCGTTAACAGATGGTCGATTTGAGCAAAACATGGATATGTTTAGTGAAAGTACTAGAAAAGCTTTTGAAGAGTGGAAAAATGGCGGAGGAACACAAAAAGACGTTATTAATTCCATGATTCAAGATTTTAGCAATATGGATGGTCAATACGACCAATTAAATAAAGCTTCGACAATTTGGTCTGCGCTTGGCGAAGATAATGCGATGAAAGTTGTCCAATCTTTAACTGATGTTAACCATACATTTGATGATGTTAGTGGATCTGCACAAAAAATGAATGAAGATTCTACTACTCCGTTGCAAGAGTTGAACGGGAAAATAGCTGAATTAAAGGATTCATTAGCTCCTATAGGCAACACAATCATAGATGCACTCGAACCAGTAATTGATTTTCTAGGAAAGATGGCTGATGCGTTTAATAATCTTCCACAACCAGTACAGGATTATGCCGTAGCAATTGGCGGATTGACTGCTGCATTTACTTTATTAATGCCAATAATAGTTGGCTTCATGGCTCTAGGTGGTCCTACTACATTAATAATAGGAGCAGTTATTACTGCTATTGCTGGAGTTATAGCAATTATAAAAAACTGGGGTGCAATTACTGACTGGTTTAAGGGAATATGGAGTAAATTCACTGATTGGTTGGGTGGTACTTTGGAAAGTATAAAAGAAGGTGCCTCATCAGTTTGGGATGGAGTCAAAGAAACCTGGTCTGGATTTGTAGATTGGGTTCAAGAAATTTGGCAAGGAGTTTCTGATTGGTTTGGAGAGTTATGGAGCGGATTAGTTGAAGGAGCTTCCAACATCTGGCAAGGAGTCCAAGAGACTTGGCAAGCATTCGTTGATTGGGTTTCAAATATTTGGAACGGAGTCAAAGAAGTATGGTCGATTATTTGGGCAGACATTGTAGGAATTGTTCAAATACCATGGACATTAATAACGTCATTGATTCAAGCTGGTATTAATATTATCGTGGGTATTTTTGATGTAGCTGGACAGTTATTAGGCACAGCTTGGCAAGCTGTTTGGACACCTATTTCTGATTTCCTTAAAAATATTTGGGATACTATGACACAATGGGTAAGCATCGCCTGGAATGGAATTGTAACTACATTCCATACTATATTTGATCCAATTGTGGCATGGTGGAACGGTATATGGACATCCATTAGTACTACGGCTTCAAATATTTGGAATTCAATTAGTGCAACAGCTTCTAGTATTTGGAACAGTATCAAGAATACAATCACTAGCTTGGTACAAGCAGCTGCTACAGTAATTCAAAATATTTGGTCAACTGTATCTAGTTGGTTAGGTGGAATTTGGAATTCAATCAGCTCTACAGCATCAAATATCTGGAATAGTGTGACAAGCAGTATAAGCAATGCTATAAATGCAGCTAAAAGTGCCATTCAAAGTGTTTGGAATAGCATATCTTCGTGGATTAGTGGAATTTGGAACGGTATCAAAAACACTGCTTTAAACCTTTGGAATGGAATTACAAGCACTATTAGCTCTAAAGTAAACGACGGAAAAAATGCAATTTCAAGCGGTTGGTCCAATCTAACAAGTATTGTTTCCGGCATATTCAATAATGTTAAAAGTACAATTGCTAACATTTGGGAAGGTATCAAAAAGACTGTTAGCGCTCCAATTGATTGGATTAGAGATAAAATCAGCAGCCTTTTTGATAATTTGAATATTTCGATACCACATATTCCGTTACCACATTTTAAATTGAGTGGGGAATTCAATCCATTGAAGGGAAAAATCCCAACGTTGGGTGTTGATTGGTATGCGAAAGGTAGTGTGTTTAATTCTCCGAATATTATCGGTGTCGGTGAAGCAGGGCCTGAAGCAGTTTTACCTTTGAAAAGATCTGTGCTGCAAGAAATTGGTGATCGTATCTTGAGTAGCACCTCAGTTTCATCTAGGGCACAAACGGTTCAACCTGTGAACAATTACGAATTCAATTTCACAATTGATGGTAACGCAGATGAAGTTACTATGAAGCAAACAACTCAACAAATCATTGATAACATTACAAAAGTTCAAAATGATAATGCTTCGGCATGGCGTTAAACAGGAGAGTATTTCTCCTGTTTTTTTAGTATTAAAAAGGATGTGAAAAAATGACTGATTGTATACATTCTATAATCGATGGATTTCCTGATTATTTGCATAAATTGGCTTTAGCTGAAAGACCAACCATACCTTCTCCAAAAAGACAGAGAGTTGAAACTTCTGTTTTAGGAAGGTTAGGTGGCTTAGTGCAAGATTACTCGTTTGAAGACATGTCGTTTACATTGCACTATAACTATTTAGAGGATGTGGAAGACCATCAAGCGTTCAAGCAATCGTTTTATATCATGCGTCATTGGTTAAACTATGCAAAGAAATTAGAATTCTCTGATGATCCCAATGTCTATTATGTTATCCAGACTATCGATATTGGGGATGCAGAAAACGATATCGTTGAATGGGGAGAGTTCGATGTAAACATTACTGCGAAACCATTCGCAAGAGTTCAAGAAGATGTGCCTATAACTGTAGATAAACCACGATCATTTAGCTTGCTGAATAATAGTTTAGAAGAAAGTTTTCCAAAGATTATCATCACTCCTTCAGCTACTTCATGCCAGTTCATCTTAAATGATTATGTGTTTAGTTTCGAAGGCTTAGTAGTAGGAACTGACGTAGTCATTGATAGTGATTTAATGCTTTGCTACGAAGAGCAATTGGACGGAGATATTTTAGATCGGTCCAATAAAATGAAGACCATGCAATATCCGACATTGCAAGTGGATATTAATCATTTTAATTGTACTGGTTTGAGCAAAATACAAATTTATCGTAACGGGTTAAGGTAGGTGAAATAGATGATCGATAATTTAATAACTATTTACGATAAAAATGACGCGAATAATTTAGCTGAACATTTATATGATACGCAAGGTTTAGGTGCTTTATCAGACTGGTTAACAGCTACTGTTAGCAATAAACTAAACGGAGCCGAGATATTTCAGGGTACTTATCCAATAAGCGGAACTAATGCAGATTTGATTGTAGAAGGACGTATAATTCAGTGTTATGTAGATGAAAATCGAGCAAAACAACGTCTACGGATCTATTATGCAAAGACTTCTGTAATAGGAAATACGATAGAAGTAAAAGCTGAACCTATTTTCAATGATATAAGAAAATCGGTGTTGAATAAATATGACAGCGGAACAGAAAAAATCACTGCTACTCAGGCATGGCAAAATGCAAAAGTTTTAGCAAAACCAGCTATTCCTTCGCAGTTTTCTTTCTCATCGTTAGTAGATACGCTTGCTAATGTGAAGATAGAAAAAGCGAATTTTTTAGAATTCTTTGGTGGAAAAGAGGGATCTATTCTAGATCGATTTCATGGTGAATTTCTAAAAGATAATAACACATTACGTCATGAAAAAAGTCTAGGTACGGATCATAAAATCAAAGCGATTTATACTAAAAACTTAACTGGTATTGACTTAGAGATAGATGCTCAAAGTGTTTTAGTTGGAGTTTATCCATTCATTAGCAGCTCTTCAGAAGGAGAAGACGAGATCACTCTACCAGAAGAAGTTATTTTCACGGATTACGTGGATGATTATCCTGCTGGATATGTTTCTTTTGTTGATTTTAAAGACAAAGCGACTGATGTAGCCACATTAAGGGAAGCTGCTAAAGACTGGTTGAAAACAAACATAGATAAACAAAAACCACAAGTGAGTGGTTCGATTGAATTAGTACCATTGAGGCATCAAAGAGGCTATGAAAAATTTGTTGATCTAGAAAAAGTTTCGATGGGCGACGGAGTAGATGTGTATCATCCACAGTTAAAAGTGAATATGTCAGCGAGAATCGTGGAATATACGTTTAATGTTTTAACTAATTCATACGATAAATTAGTTGTAGGAAACGTCAAAACAAACTTCTTAGAAAATACAGAGAATAATGTAAGCAATTTGATTAATGATGCCATTGATCAATTGAAAAATGGTGGCGAAATCAGTGATTTAATCAATGATATTGTAGATCATCAAACTGATATAATTACTGGCCAAGATGGTGGGTATGTTTTATTAGATCCTAAAGAAGCACCTAGTCGTATTTTGATTATGGACACGCCAGATAAGAATACTGCACGGAACGTTTTACAAATCAACAACGCTGGTATTGGTTTCTCTAAAACTGGCATTAATGGAACGTATGACACCGCATGGACGTTAGATGGCGGATTCAATGCCTCGTTTATTACAGCTGGTGAGATAGTAGGGATTACTATTAGAGGTACTACATTAATTAGTGATGGCACTGATTATAGAACAAGTATTGCTAATGGCAAAATGACTTGGTATTCAAAAAAAGTTAACAAAGATATTATGGAGCTAGAAGCACGTGATTATGTAAGTGCTGATGCCGGTATTGTATCATACACCATGAAAACTGGTGGTGGTTTCATGATTAGAAATCCACAAGGTAACTTGGTTTTTAGTACGTGGGATAATGGCAATAACAGACCGTTTTTATCTTTTGGTGCGCCCAATTTCAGGTATAGCAACGCTAGTTATATAACTGATGGCGACGGTAGTTCTTTAAGCATTAATGGTAGTGCGGGTAGTTCATGGGAGTTTAAAGTAGCTGGCAGGACTATGAAATTTACTAGTGACGGTATGCTAACGTTGCCAGGTTGTTTTTTTGGTTCATGGGAAGATGGGAAACTTGCAAGGTTTGAACAATCAACGGTACAAGTATATAAAGATTTTACTGTTAGAGGTACTAAAAACTCAACTGTACCGACAGAACATTATGGACAACGACTATTGAACGCTTATGAAACTCCAGAATATTATTTCGCTGATTATGGGGAAGCCGTCACAGGTGATGATGGTAAAGTTCGTGTTGATATTGACCCCATGTTTGCTGAGACAGTAAATCTAAGTCGATATATGACACATGTGACACCTACAGAACTAGTTTTGTGTGCTGTTACTCATGAAGATATTGACCATTTCATCATTGAAACTAGTAAGCCAAACGTATTAGTTAGATGGAATTTAGTGGCACACCGTCTAGGGTATGAAGATATTAGATTAAAAGAGGATACAGCATATGATAGCACAGTGCTTGACCAAAAACGTTTTTAAAACGAAGACAAGGAGGTATATAAATGGCTAGCAGTTTATATAATTTGGCTTTAGATTTCAGCAAAGAATTAAACTACACCAAAGCTATTATGGCTCGTCAAGGTGATAAAGGGATTACGGTGACTGTTAAACCGTTTCTAAATGGCTTGCAGATGGATACGAGTGGCGGAACATTTACTTTAAAAGGAACAACACCATCTAACCGTTACGTAGATAGTGTGGCAACTAGTGTAACTAGTGAAGAAGTCACGTTTTCTCTTAATGGAACATTTATGAGTGAAGCAGGATATTATAAACACTGCTATGTAGAATATAGAAAAGACAATCAAATTTTAACAACGCAAGATATCATTTTTTTCTCACTAGGAGTGTCTGACATTTCGCAAGGCCAAGCCGATGAATATGTTTCGCAATTAGAAGAGTTGATTCGAAAGTATAACGAAACTTTTGATGCTTTTATGGCTGAAATCGAAGGTAGAGTGGATAGCTTAAATCAACAGATTACTGATTTAACTGGTCAAGCTAAAACGCTACAAGACAAGTTAGATGCTCTGAAAGAAGAAATTTCTAAATTAGGTAACTTACAAGTGATGTACAGTAACAGCATCGACTTCGGGGGCTATGATTATTCGGGGAACCCTAATATTGCGCCTAATGTAGGTTTTAATGATTTTTACAACAATGGCTCTCAAACTGGTTACACCGCTAAAGATGGAGTAGACCACATTGCGGTTACAAGAACTGCAGATGCGCCTCCGGCTGGAAAACTATTAAACCTCCGCACATTGTTACCAAACAAAACTTATTCTCTCAGCGTTGATATATGGGCGGATATGGAAGTGCCATCTGGCGCGATATCTTGTAATATTCGATTAAGAGAGGGAACAGAAGTAAGGTCTGTTTGGGCGCTTATAAACAAACCTGTGGGTACCAATAGAACGACCTATAGCGTTACGTTTACTACAGCTGCTAATTTTGTGACTACAGAAGAGTCTAGAATATCTTTGTGGTTTAATGATTCAGCTGGTGCATGTACAGGCTATTTAGGCTATAACATCAAAATCGAAGAAGGCTCAACAGCCACCCCGTACCAGCCTAACTTACTTGATGCACCATATTATTTGAGTAAGATGGCTTTGGGAGAAAATATTGCTAATAAAACTATTAATTATCCTATTAAAACAAGTGCTTATGCAACATATACAGCTTCCAATATAGAAAATTATCAGGCTAACCAAACTTACACAGTAACTATGAAAGCTACTAAACCAGCTACACAAACTTTTGGTGTTTATATAAAAGGTGGAACTCTTGGTGTTGGTAATATGATACCAGTTGAAGGTAAAACAGACGAATGGTCATTATCTTTTACAGTTACACAAGCCCATATTAACGCAGGGGTAACTCATGACTTAAGTATTTATCAATTGCCACAAGCTACAGTAGGAGCATGTCAAATTGACTGGCTCAAGATCGAAAAAGGGGACACCCGAACCCCGAATATTGAGCAATATAAATACCGAGGAATCGGTATGCGAGACTCAAACAACCCAAAAGATTATGTATGGGATCTAGCACCAGAATATGTCGAAGACAATCTTGCTACAGATGTTAAAATTTCTGAAATCACAGGCAAAGCAAACAATTATACCGATGGGAAAGTATCGGAGATTAATTCGCAGTTGACAGCTTCAATTAATGAAGTTGATAAAAAAGTAACTGCCAATACTTCTAAGATAGCCACTAACATAACTAACATTAAAACTATTAGTGATGCAATGCCACTATACGCTATTTACAGTGAAGGTAGAGACTTAACAGATTCACCAGATGGGACAAAAATACCAATAGGGGCTCTTGTAGCTACGGACTTTGCTCACACAGCTAGTGATTTACCATATACGATAAGTAGGGATAGGATTACCTTAACCGCAACTAGAAACTGTGTTTTATTTTTCGAAGGTTCTGTAAAATTGCATGGAAACAATACGTTCAAATTTGCTTATGTAAAAATTAGAAAAAATGGAAGTGATACTAACTTTGCTAATGTAGGTAGTAGTGCCAATTTAAACTATATGACATCTCAAGCTGGTCAGTACGTTCACACTTTAGTCGCAGGAGATAAAGTAGAATTTACTTTAGGGATAGATGCCGCAGCAAAGATGTTCCATCTACAACTATTATCCTTAAAAATATCAGAAGTAAAACCTGTATAAAATACTAATTTTGCTACCAACACGCTCAAAGGAGGGTGTTTTTATTGTGCAATGAAAGGGGTGAGTGATGAAGCATGGATAAATTGTTGGAGTCGTTGCTTTCAAATCCTGAACAAATAAGTTTTGCAGTATTGTTTGTCGGCTTACTTGTTTGGGTAATGAAACAGAACAATACAAGAGAAGAACGGTATCAAGATACTATCGACAAATTAACGAACGCTTTGGGTGATGTAGAGACAATCAAGAGTACCGTAGAGAAGATTCACGAGAAATTACAATAGGAGAAATAAATGGACTAAACTGAACATTCAGATATAGAAAATCATTTGATGGATAAGTGCTACTTGATTTGAAAAATAGTACAAATTATTTGTTGGAATATATATTCTGTATGCTTTAATTTGACGCTGCCAAATAATAAATTTATGTTATACTAAGTTATATTTTGAAATAAAGAGGAGCTAATTGTTTGGTATGATTAAAAAAATTAAGAGCGACAGACATTTATTTATTGTTTTATTTTGTATTTTTGTATTTATGCTTATTTTGAATAGTATGTCCCCTTTGGTACACGACGATTATTCTTATTTTGTAAAAACCTCAAGTATAAAAACAATTTTATCTGACGAATATCAACAATATATGACATGGACTGGTAGATCAGTAGTCCACGTTATTTTTCGCTTTTTTACTAAACTACCAAAAATATATTTTAATATATATAATTCTTGCATGTTTTCTATATTGGTTTATCAAATTATTATGTTTTCTTCCATAATAAAAGATCGGGCTACTAAAAATGTTTATCTAAAAGGGTTTATCATATTTTCATTAATGTGGATATTTACTCCAGCTTTCAATAATGTTTACTTGTGGATGGCTGGTTCTGTGAATTATCTCACTGCAATGGTCATTATGTTATCTTTTATTCTGGTTTACCATCGATATATAACAGAATCTAAAGAACAAAATAATAGTTTTTTTAAGACAATAGGGATGCTTCTTTTGGGAATAATAGCTGGTTGGTGTAATGAAAATACCTCTGGAGGCACATTGTTCATTGTTGTAGCATATACTGCTCTTTCGTATTTTTATAAGAATAAAAAAATAGAAAAATGGATGATTGCTGGTATTGTTGGAAATATTGTAGGTTTTCTTTTTATGGTAATGGCACCTGGCAACGACATCAGGGCTACTTATTTTGATAGAAGTAATCTTTCAATCTTTTGGAAAATTCTTGATGCAATACCTGCAATCAGTCGTGCATTACAGGAAAATGCAATGTTTCCTCTAACGATAGCATTAGCTTTGATTGTTTTATCATACTTAAATAGTAGTTTAACAATTAGTAATATTTTAAGTTCATTGTTTTTCGTTGGTGGCATATTGACAATAGGAGTTCTTACTATTTCTCCAACCGCGTTATCTTGGTCTAGGTCTTATTTTGGGGGGATTATTTTTATTTTCATATCTATAGTAATTAGTCTTTTTGAATTGCTAACAAATTTTGATAAAATCAATAAAGTTGTTTTTTCTATGATCTTCAGTTATTTAATGATTAGTTTTTTATTACTTTTTTTCAATGGAACTGCTGACATATATAAAAACTATGTAAGTTACAATAATCAAAATGAATCTATTAAAAGGCAAATTAAGAATGGTGAAATGGATATAGTTGTTCCACCATTAAATTACAAGCCACAAACTATTTATCCAGTTTACAATGGTAATGATATTACTTCAGATAAAAATAATGAGAGAAATAGAAGTGTTGCTGCATATTGGGGAGTGGACTCTATTAGGGTAGAAGAAAAAGAAAAATAGCAAAATCAAATATTTTTATTTTTATAATATATTAATGTTTAGACACGATTTATATCGTGTCTTTTTGTTTAAGTATAATTTAGTTTTTGATAAAAAAACTAATAATTAAAGGAGTAGATGATCAATGAAAAAGAAAATTACTATTACTGCGATGAGCCTATTAATGGCTCTTTTTTTATTGCCAATTAATGGATTTGCCTATACGATCAACAATGAATTTAATTTAGGTGTAAATGAAGGTAGCTCACAAGTAGCAAATAATCAGTATATTTTACTGCATGAAACGGCTAATGAAACAGCAACAGGACGCAATGAAGCGCAATATATGCAACGTTCATGGACTAGTGCTTATACTGCTTATATTGTGGGAGACGGTGGAATTGTTTACCAAGTTGGACAACCTGGTTATGTACAGTACGGTGCTGGTTCGTATGCTAATGCTAACAGTCCCGTGCAGATTGAGTTACAACACACACATGATAAAGCGACGTTTGAGAAAAACTACAAGGCATACGTTGAATTGGCTAGATATTCAGCAATAAAATATGGTATTCCACTAACATTGGACACGCCTTATAACCAACCAGGAATCAAATCGCATTTATGGGTAACACAAAATATTTGGGGCGATCATACAGATCCTTACGGTTATCTTTCTGAAATGGGCGTAAGTAAAGAAAAATTAGCATATGATTTAGCTCATGGATTTACCGATGAAAATCCGACAACTTCAGATGATAAACCAGTCATTGATCCAACTCGAGCAGGTGCTGCAAATTCTACGCTGACAGATGGAACAAATTACGCCCACATTGATCAGTTTGGAGAAATCGAAAACGCAAACTTGCATGTGGCTGGATGGCACATTGCTAACTATAAATACGAGTATATTTTCATTATGGACTACAATACTGGGAAAGAATTAGCTCGAGTAAGAGCTGATGGAATTTATAGACCAGATGTAAACCAAGCTTATAATACTTCTGGAAATGTTGGTTATCATGTATCTTTCAATATGCGTAATTTTCCTAATAAGAAAGTCTATGTAATGATGCGGGCAACGAATGATCCAGAAGGGAACACTAAAGGCGGAGCACAAGATTTTCATGATAAACGCTGGTATTTAAATATTCCGCAACGATAAAAAAAGCCCCTCATTAAGGGGCAGTACATATACTATATTTTTCTTAAGAGAGAACAAATATTTTTTGGAATCATATACTTCCTACACATTAAATCATAAGCTTTATAATTTCTGTTCTTTAAGGTAACAAAAATAGATTCTAATTCATCTATAAATCTACTTTGCACTAGACTTCTTGAAGACAATAATATGGTAATAGATAAAAAAAGCCCAACTATTGAATCTGAACGACCATCTTTTACTAGCATATGAGTTTTTTTGTTTTTAGAGAATAATTTAAATTCATGTTTAGGTAAAACATTTTTTTCTTCCACACAGTGGTTTACAATTCTTTGTCCATGGGCTACCCTATTGCGGTAAATGTGAATAAATTTCAAGGATTTGATAAACAAATTTTTTTGAGCACTAATATCTAGGATTTTTGGATTCATAAAAACAGAAGAAATATCATTTTTAGCTTCTTTTGGGCAAATACGATACAGCTCATAGATTGTTCCTAAAGAAAGTGCAGGTATAGAAATCCAAGGTGGAACATTATTATGTTCTTTTTTGTAATACTCAATTGAAGGATCACCACTTTTTTTGATGCATTTTTTTAAGTGATCAATAGTAACTTCTCTCGAAGGCCGGCCTTTCATTTTACCGTGTTCTACAATATATCCCCGTGCATAATTATTTTTATTTAAATAATTTGTTTGCATTTCACCAATATATAAAGAAATATAATAGGAACAGGATGTTTTTAATGTGGTTTCAATCATAGAAAAATATTTGTAGAGCAACGAAGATAAGTTTTTATCAAAATCATATATACTTAACAAATCCTCAAAATAATTTCCTTGAAAATCATCTTCAAAATCGCCTTCAGCATTTTGAGTAGAAATCGAGAATATTTCTTTGTAGCGATTTATTAGTCCATAATAAGAGTTATTCATTAGTACATATTTAGCATTTTCGCTGTCTTTAAATTTTAAGTTTCTTTGTTTTAAAATCTCAATTTGTTCTTCTAGTGTCTTAAACGGTTTATCTGTCATTTGGCCACCTCTACAAAAAAAGTCCCGCTATAATTGGTGCAGCGAGACATGGAAGTAATCTTCCGGATTCTTTTATTAACTAAAATATATCACTTCTTGAATTTACAGTAAAGTGTTTAGAAGAAATTAGCTAAATTATTTAATTATTTTTCTCTTTCTTCAATTAGATTCTTTAATTCTTCCAAATCTTCAAGCGTAGCTTGCTTCCGAATAAATGATCGATATAAAGTATTTAGATGACTGTATTGACAACTATAAAAATCATTCGATAAAATAGTGATGTTGTCGCATATCTTCAACCCATAGCTAATCACATTCCAAAGCTATGCGATAACAGGATTGTTGCCACACTTCTACTGGATAATCGTTTTATAACTTTATGTGGCAACAACCTGTACTCTTAGCTCAGTTGGTCAGAGCAGACGGCTCATAACCGTCCGGTCGTAGGTTCGAGTCCTACAGGGTACATAAGATAAATTCAGTTCATTAACCGTTTGTCGAACACTTACCCGATTAGAATTTTAAATACGTTTTTGACTACGTTTTGAAATTTAGTTAGTACTAATATTTTATAACTAGAAGCAAAAATTAGGGTAAATCGCTAAAATATGCTAGTAATTTTCTTCTATTACCAGTCATATATAAATCCTGTACCTTCCTTATATCAACGATTAGAGGTTGTGAAGAAGCTGTCCTGCATCAAGTAATAAGAACGGCCAAACAAAAATAGCTTTTCCTATTTTTTCGTTTGGTTGGGCTTATTACCGCAGATGCAAGCTTTTGAACACCGTTTGTTCGGAATAAGGGGCTGTGACAAGACTTTTGTCACAGCCCCTTATTGTTGTACTTTTAACCTACAATATTTTTTGATTCCCCCTGAGTACTATTTTTTATAAATGCTAGTAAATCAATCTTCTTTGGCCTTTTTTTTGATAAAAAAAATACTAGATGTAAGATAAAAGTGTAAAAACGATTTGTTTTAGGAGGGGAAACGATGTGTACCGCAATCACTTATGCAACGAAAGACCATTATTTTGGAAGGAATTTTGATTATGAGATGTCTTATAATGAAGTAGTCACTATTACTCCAAGAAATTATCGTTTCGATTTTAGAAAGGTAAAAAATTTAGATAAACATTATGCAATGATAGGAATAGCAGCTGGGGTATCCAACTATCCACTCTATTATGAGGCTACAAATGAAAAAGGGTTGAGTATGGCAGGACTGAATTTTCCTGGCAATGCTGATTATAAAGAATTACAAGAAGGAAAAGATAACGTTGCACCATTTGAGTTTATTCCATGGATACTAGGGCAATGCTCAACCATAGACGAAGCTAAAGAATTATTGGCTACTATCAATCTAGTCAATATCGATTTTAGTGAAAAACTACCCTTGTCACCTTTACACTGGTTATTAGCTGATAAAGAAAAATCGATAGTAATTGAAAGTATGAAAGATGGACTTCATTTATATGATAATCCTGTCGGTGTGTTGACAAATAATCCGCCATTTGATTATCAATTATTTAATCTGAACAATTATCGCTCGCTATCAAATGGAACACCAGAAAATCATTTTTCAAACCAGATCAGCTTGAATGTTTATAGTCGTGGGATGGGAGGATTGGGCTTACCTGGAGATCTCTCTTCTGTTTCTCGATTTGTAAAAGCCACATTTACTAAAATGAATGCTGCATCAGGTGATTCAGAATCTGAAAGTATCAGTCAATTTTTTCATATACTAGGCTCAGTCGAGCAACAAAAAGGAGTATGCGATACTGGAGAAGGAAAATACGAATATACGATTTATTCTTCTTGCTGTAACGTTGATAAAGGGATTTATTATTATCGTACGTATGAAGACAGTCAAATTACTGCTGTAAATATAAATAAAGAAGACTTGGATCGTCATGAATTGGTCAGTTATCCAGTCGTAAAAGAGCAACAGATAAACTATGTCAATTAATTAATGAATAGATCCGTTTGGTATCATATTTTCTGATACAGTCATAATTAGACACGATCTTTAGGTCGTGTCTTTTTTTGCTGGTTTTTTTGGAAATAGCATCCACTAATATTTTTTTAACACGAAGAGAATAAGGTAGCCTCAAAAAAGAAAACATGGTAAATTAGATATTGGGACTTTATTTTCTGTAAAAACAGAAACTTTCATCTTTTGTTTTCACGTGACGAAATTGTAAGAGAGAAAATATTCGTCCGCTATTTATTCTATGATAAGATGCATATGAATGAAATAAACAGTAATTTTATATTAGGATGTGAAAGTTAAATGTGCGGTATTGTAGGTTTTGTTAACGACAAGGACAACAAAAAAACAATTATTAATACAATGATGGATCGAATCGTTCACCGTGGACCTAATAGTTCAGGAGAATATATCGATAAACATGTTGCTTTAGGATTCAGAAGATTAAGTATTATTGACTTAGAGGGCGGTACTCAGCCTATTTACAATGAAGATCGGACAAAGATCATTATTTTTAATGGCGAAATCTATAATTACCAGCCTTTGAGAGAAGAATTGATTGCAGCTGGCCACGTTTTTCAAACACATGCAGATACAGAAGTCCTTTTGCATGGTTACGAAGAATGGGGAACAGAATTATTGCAAAAGATCCGCGGAATGTTTGCTTTTGCTATTTGGGATAATGAAAAGAATGAGTTATTCGGTGCAAGAGACCACTTTGGGATCAAACCATATTATTATGCAGAAATGAACGGAACATTTATGTTTGGTTCAGAAATCAAAAGTTTTCTGCCTCATCCTGATTTTAACAAAGAATTGAACAAAGAAGCGTTGAAACCTTATATGACTTTCCAATATTCTCCATTAAACGGCGAAACATTCTTCAAAGATGTCTATCGTTTGCCTGAAGGCCATTATTATACGTATAAAGATGGAAAACTAGACATTCAGCAATATTGGGATGCAGATTTTGAAACAAAAGAAACGCATTCCCGACAAGAATGGATCGAAAAAATCGACGAAACCGTTCAAGCTTCTATTGAAGCACATACGGTCAGTGATGTAGAAGTTGGTTCTTTCTTATCCAGCGGGGTTGATTCCAGTTATGTAACCTCTGTATTGAAACCAGATCATTCTTTCTCAATCGGGTTTGATGATAAAACCTATAATGAAGCGATTGAAGCCAGAAAACTAACCGAACTATTGGACTTAGATAATACAGCAGCAGTGATCGACGGAGACATGTCGTTCAAAGCATTCCCTTTGATCCAGTATCACTTAGATGAACCTGATTCAAATCCTTCTTGCGTACCTTTGTACTTTTTAGCAAATCTTGCTTCACAAAGTGTGCGGGTAGTCCAATCTGGAGAAGGGGCGGATGAACTGTTTGCGGGATACCAAACGTATGGATTCCATACGAATTCAAAATTCATCCGTGTGATTGCTCAAGGATTGAAAAAATTACCAAAAGGAACACGCTATAATTTAGGACGTAAAATCGGAAAAATGAAAAATTTCCATGGACGGATCCATTTATATGAATCACTTGCTCCTGCAAAAGAATATTTTATCGGTCATGCTCGAGTGTTCGAAGAAACAGAAGCATCAGAAGTGTTAACACCAAAATATCAAACAGCACCATCTGTGGATGAAATCATGACTGTTCATTACGAGAAAACAGAAGGAATCAAAGATGAAGTCAATAAGATGCAATATGTCGATCTTCATCAATGGATGCCAAAAGATATCTTGTTAAAGGCAGATAAACTTTCTATGGCAAGTTCTTTGGAAGTCCGAGTACCTTTATTGGATATCGAAGTCATGAAATTGGCTCAACAAATACCAAGTAAGTTTTTATTGAATCAAAACAACACAAAAGATATTTTCAGACAAGCTGCGAACAAACATCTTCCGGAAGAATGGTCGAATCGTGTGAAATTAGGATTCCCTGTGCCAATCAAAGCTTGGTTGAAAGAAGAACACGGCTACGAACAAGTCAAAGCATTGTTCGAAGCAGATTTTGCAAAAGAATTTTTTGATCAAGAAAAAATCATGAAGTTGCTAGATGACCATCACGAAGGACGTAAAGAAGAGCAAAGAAAAATCTGGACAATCTTCAGTTTCTTGACATGGTATAAAGTCTACTTTGTAGATGAAACGATTCCGCAAGCAGAAGCAATCGACTATGTGACTGTTTGATGAAAATCAAATATCAATAAAAAAGAGGTTTTCTCCTACCGTTTAACACTGAGTGATAAGAAACAATTTCAAAAAACAGCTCTTCCCGTTTTATAGATATTATGACTTATGGTTCGGAGTTGGCAGAGGAACACCATTGTTTCGAACATAAGGGGGTTGTGACACGATTTTCGTCACAACCCCTTTACATATGTTCAATAATCGATTTCTTTTTCTTTTGTCCCATCTTTTTTATAAATGAACAAAGTTGATTCTTTGTTTTGTGCTACTTGCTTTCCTTTTTCGATTGCTTCTTTTTTTGTATCAAAATGGTTGCTTGCCTTTTTTGCCCCTTTAGATTTCACGATCCATTGTTCTTCCTCATATTCTACGATCACATCTGAATCAAGCAGTTTTCCAGCACGAGGATTCGTATCGTGTTCATCCGTCTTGCTTGGATTTTTTTCTTTTTCGAAAGTTCGTTTTTCTGATTCACTAGCATCTTCATACCATTTTTTTGCTTGATCAATGGCAATTGGGATCGCACGGTTATCAGGGTACCCTTCATCTAATAATGCATTTGCGATGTCGATTGCTTTTTTTCTTGTCAATTTATCTAAGTTTTTCATTGATGCAGGAAAGTCCTTCATGTTCCATGGCATATTAGTATCCCCCTTTATTAAAAAACATAATCTATATAAACAAGTGTAAGGGTATTTATACAAAAAGAAAAAGATTTTGTTTGAGAAGTAAAACCGTTGTATTTATCGTCAAGTAGTTTTACTTAACAAAATCGTGAAAAACACTAGCAATCTAGAAAAAATCATGGTAAGATAATCAAGTCTGAGAGTCATCTTAGAGGATTCTTGTAAAAATGGGAGGGAAAAACATGCGCGTAAACATCACTTTAGAGTGTACTTCTTGTAAAGAACGTAACTATCTAACAAGCAAAAACAAACGTAACAATCCTGATCGTTTGGAAAAACAAAAATATTGCCCACGCGAACGCAAAGTTACTTTGCACCGTGAAACAAAATAATCTTTATTCAATTCGCCTGAACCCTTATTGCACAAGGATTCAGGCGTCTTTTATTTTATGCAAAAAGCATTTGATTACGAAAATGATTACGATTAACCTAAAAATTAGCCATTTTCGCTATTTTATTAACCGTTCGTTCTTGGGATTTCTTCCCTAGATGGGTGTATGTGTCCATGGTCTGACTGATGGAGCTATGGCCAAGCCGTTCTTGAGCCTCTTTCATGGTTACCTCAGCTTCAAAGAGCATAGAAGCGTGAGAATGACGCCATCCATGCGTCCCGATTGAAGGAAGTCCCACGGCTTCAGAAAGACGTTTAGAGCGTTGATAGAGATCTGTACGATTCATCAATCTACCGTCAATGCTGCAAAAGATATAGTTTGATGGTTTCTGACGATTAGCAAAGAGCATTTCCTTTTGTCGGAGTTGCCATTTCTTCAGTAGCCGGATCGTTTTATCGTCTAAGCTAATTGTCCGGTTAGAACTTTTGGTTTTCGGGGATGATATAGCAAAGCCCCCCTTTACCTGTGAGAGTGTCTTACTGACAGTTATCGTTTTATTCTCGAAGTCGATATCATCAAAGGTCAATGCCGACGCTTCCCCACCCCGAAGCCCGGAGAAGGCTAAAAGCCGATAAAGGGTAAGATCATACTCTGCAAAGAATTTCTGCAAGAGAGTGCCATTCTGTGACGCTTTAGCATTCTTTTCTAGGTAAATCATTACCTGGTGAATTTCATCCACTGTGTAATACTTCAATTTCTTCTTAGTCTGTCTATCTGCTACGCTTGGCCGGATAACCTTTAGAAATGGATTCCGGGTAATCAATTCAAGATTAATAGCAAACTCCATCACCTTGCTACAATATTGCAAAATGATTTTGTAGCTAGTCATTTTCTCAGCCCACTTATTAACTTCCTTTTGGGCCATTTTCACATCAATCTTATGAATCAACAACTTACCAAATACAGGTAAAGCGTGCTTCTTCATCAAACGACTTGTAGTGAGGTAGGTTGTCTCTTTGACCGTAGTCTTATAACTTTCAAACCATAGATCATAAATCTCCTGAAACGTGTTTTCAGGGGCTTTTTTGTTGTACTCTCCATTATCAAAAGCATTTTGAAGCTTGGTGATTTCTAACTTTGCTGCCTTTTGAGAAGGGAAGCCTCTACGGGTAACTCGAACTTCTTTGCCGTTTTCATCAAGGCCTAGGTAATGAGAATTGAACATCCAAGCCTTTTGACCATTTTTCTTTGTGTACTGTTTAAATGTTGCCATTGGTTTCTCCTATCTGACCTGGGGCAAGGTATGTAAAGGAGAGAATGACGAACCATGTTTAGTTAGTTAGAGCAATATCGGCATAGCTCAAAATGTCGTCTGAAGTTAATAAATGTGTCATTGAGTTTTCTGAAAAAGGAGAATCTGCAGGAAGAACTTTCCAATTAAAGGAATATGCAAGATCAATGACTTTGTTATCATCATTCCAATTTTGAGACTGGATATCTCCCTCAGCATAATCGTCTTTCAATTTATTAAAAAATGATAAAACAAATTTTACGTTAAATGACTGAAACACTGCGTCTGATAGTTGTTTTACATCGTTAAGGGCTTTTACGATTGACAGATAAGAATTATCATTTTTTGCTTCTTTTAAAAAGGAAGCATTTTCTTTCAAATTGTCAGACAGAAGATGAGTTGAGCCACTGCGCCCTTGCTCTAAAATCGCTTTAGTTATAAACGTTATATCGTCGTCGTGCGTTTGTTTATTGAAAAATTTAAAACTAGTCATTTTGTTTATATGTTCAAAATCAACGAAAAAGGGGATGGAAACATCATTCGAAGCAACATGATTTTCAAAGGTAAATTTAGCTGAAATTATTTTTCTATCATAGTTAATTGACATGACTTTAATCCGAAAGCTGTAGTCGTTTTGAAATTCAATTATTTCCTCCACATTGACACCTAAGTATTTCAAGATTTTGTCAAGAGTATCTAATTGTATTCCTTGAGCTAAATTATTACTGATATTAGATATTGTGGTCCGTGAAAGACCGGTATTATCTGCTAGTTCCTGTATCGACACTTTTTGTTTACTCATAATTTCTTTTAGAGAAAAACGTATCATTGAGCTGCCTCCTAAAATTATTGTTGTTGTCAAAAATTATACCACATCAAAATTTATAATCAACATTATGGTTATTGTTGTTGACAATAACCAATATTACGATTACTATGGTGATGACCAGTTAATTGGTTGATTTGTTTGAAAATGATTAATCAGGAGGTTGTCATGAAAGCTAATCAAGAAATTAGAGATTTGATTTATCGTAGTAGGTTGAAGAATTGGGAAGTAGCTGATGCCGTCGGGATCTCAGACAGTCGTTTTTCCGTTTGGTTGCGTACACCGTTGAACGATGAGAGAAAAAGACGGATTAACAACGCTATTTCTGAATTACTCAAAAAGCAAAAGGAAGTGAAGTAAATGCCGTTACGAGTAGCACTTGCAGAAGATGATGAGCGAGCATTGAAAAAGTATATCTATGAAATTGCTCTCGATACTGTGAACCAGGTACGAAGCGATGCCGGGTTAGACCGTGATCTAGTTAATAAATCGGAAATTGCTGATTTTCTCGAATGTAGTCCGCAATTTTTAGAGGAGCTTATGAATCAAGGTCTCCCCTATACCCTCTTCGGGTCAAAGAAATACTATTTCAGCAAACAAGAAGTTCGTAAATGGGTGATCGAGTACAACAAAAAATAAGCGACCTGGGGCAAGGACGTAATCAAAAACCGTAATCACTCACAAAATAGCACATAGAAACACTGTGATACAGGCACTTAAAGAAAAATATTATGTTACTGATACTTTTGCAAAACAGAAATTTGTAAGAATTGGAGGAATTGAAATGAGTAAAGGTGATTTTGCACGGGTGATTAAATCGAAATACATCCCCTCAGGAACATTTGTCGAGATCTTAGGGGAATTACAAGAAGGCATCTTTCTATGCGCTACACCAAGCAATGAGAGCTATATCGTAGTGGCTAAGAACCTGATGCCGATAACGGAGGAATGATGATGAACGGGGAAAAGAAAAAAGCCTCTGCTGTTTTGAACTTTGGCGAGTTCAGCAGAAGGCAACTTAACGGGCTTAAACAGCCGTGTCTTTTCCCTTATTCTAACAGATTATCGAATTTTTGGCACGAAAATACGAGAAATGAGGGAAAAAATATGAATGAGATACTTAATGACTGTGAAAATTATGTTCAAGATATAAACGATTCGCTTGTCGAGCGTGAACAGATTATTAATGCAATGGAGATACTCCAAGAAAAAGTAGAAGATATTTACAAGTACATTCCCAAAGACAACGATCGCAAGCCAGCTTTTCAATTACAGGGCCTCACAGAAATTATCCTAATGGCATTGAAAAACAACTATGATACTGATGCTGATTCGCATAGAGGTTTCGAGCATCGTTGTTGGGAAGAAAAAGAACGAATGAAAAAGTAAGGTGGTTAACGAATGGCAAACTTCAAAAATGATTCAAAGGCCAAACGATATTACTGGTTAAAACTAAAAAATGATTTTTTTGAACAAAAGGAAATCAAGCTATTACGCCGCATTGCCGGCGGTGATACCTATACAATTATTTATCTCAAAATGCTATTGAAGAGCCTAAAAAATGATGGGGCTCTTTATTACGAAGCTTTTGGAGATAACTTTGCTGAAGAGATAGCCCTTGATATTGATGAAAATACTGAAGATGTTGCAATGACAATCAGCTATTTAGATTCTAAAGGACTAATCGAGTTAGTCGAGCGAGACGAGTATTTTCTTAACAAAGTACCTGAGATGCTAGGATCAGAAAGCTATTCAGCAGAACGAATGAGACGATTAAGAGAGAAACGAGCGTCACAATGTGACAATAGAACGTTACAAAGTGATAACAATGTTCCCTTATGTGACGAAGAGATAGAGAGAAGAGATAGAGAAAAGAGTATACAGTTAGAGGAAGAGGCAGAGAGAGATAATAGTGCCTCCTCGGATGATGACCTGATCCCAATCTTCAATTTTTGGCAACAAAACGGCTTCGGGCCTCTACCACCTCTTATGATGGAAAAACTCGAAAAATGGGTTGAGGATTTTCAAGAAATCGGGACCACTCGTAAAGATGCAATTGAAATAGTTACCTTTTCACTTCAAAGAGGTGTTGAGGGAAATGGCCGCACGTATAACTATATCAATACCATTCTCAAAGATTGGGAAAATCAAAAATTCCTAACAGTCAAACAGGTAAAGGCTGAGGACAAATTTCTAAATCGAAGCTCAAGTTACGGCCAAACGAAGCAAACTTATAAACTAGAAATTGAAGATGACGATGAATTTTACTTCTAGGATGGTGATAAAAATGAAAATGCTAAATATTGATGATGCAACCAGTTTAGATCTTAGCTTGATTACTGTTGGAAAATGTCCAAATTGTGGCGATGACCTTGTAAAGTTCGTACACAAGCGCCCTGATGGTTCTGAACGTACCGCCCCATTTTGCAAGGCGTGCGGTCACAAAGAGCTGGCTAAGCGTGAAGCAGCGGAAATAGCAGAACGTTATGAAAAAGCTACCAAGCAGAACATGATAGATTATTTTCACAAGTCGTCTGTTTGTTCGGATAAAGAAATGTTTAACTGTAGCTTTGGAAGTTTTGAAATTGTGGATCAGGAAACTAAGATTGCTACAAACAACGCTGCAAGATACACACGGGCAATTTTAAGAGATGAGCCCCACCACTTAATTATGACAGGCAAAACAGGCACGGGAAAAAGCCATCTTGCTATGGCGATAGTACGAACCTACCTGAAAGAAACGAACTACTCAAAGCGGTGTCTCTTCATTAATTATCGAGAATTGCTTGAAATGATGAAGAATGCCTTTATAGACGATGATTCACGTCGAAAGATTCACATCAATCTCATGAAAGAAATCAAACGAGCTGATCTCGTTGTTTTGGATGATTTAGGTGCTGAATTGGGTGGTAGCACAGCCGGAAGTAGTACAACTTACAACAGCGATACCCTTTACTCGATTGTCGAGGCTAGACAAAATAAAGCAACTATTTTTACATCTAACCTTTCGAGTGAAGAGCTGAAAAAATCATATGGAACTCGAATTATTTCAAGAATGGCTAAGCATTCTGAAGGATTCACCTTAAAATTTTCAAAAACAAAAGATAAACGAGTTACACCGCTATACCAAACAAAAGGAGCAAACAGCCTATGATTGAATTAAGCATTATCGAGTCAGCCGTGTTGGGGTTCATCCCCCACGGAACAGCTCGTAAGATCTCAATTAAAGAGTTGGCTTCCTTGGTTGACCTAGACGAGCGAAGTCTGTACGAAGTGATCAACAGCCTGAGAAAGAAAGGCGTGCCAGTATGTGCCCAACGTTCCGGCCTTCCCTCAGACCGCGGCTATTATATCGCTACAAGCGAACAAGAGCGGATAGAAGGCCTTACTGCTTATAAATCACAGGTTGCCGATATGCAAGCTCTTATCGACCATATCGAAGGTGCTGATGTGTCCGGATGGATGAATAAGATAAAAGCAGTATGACACACAAGAAGGAGAATTTTATGAACAAAAGCCAACCTACAACGACCCAAGACAAAGAAAGTAAAGCTTGCATGATTAAAGTGATTCACAGCGGACAAATTGAGCTGATTCAGCCGCCAAAGTTTGGCAAGGTCTCTCTCACCTTTCATGAAGGTAAGCTGAAAGCAGTCGAGGAATCGAAGCAAACACGATATAATTAAAAATGGTTGAGTAAGCACTCAACCAATCATCCTACCTGACAACAGGCGGATACAATTCACCAGGCATGATCCCTGGTGCTTGTATTCGTCTGTTTATTTTTTGAAGGAGTGTTTGCCTTGTATCTCGACCATGACGAAAAACAAACCAAGAAAAATGCGAAAGCCTTCTTACTCAACGCCCAACGTATACGCTCCATTGTGGAATCTCAAAGCTTTGTCCGCTCCCCTATAATGTCTCACTCCCCTGTATCTCACAACAATATCAATCCTGAGGCAGTGGCAAAGATGGCGATTAAGACAGCAGAAGCCAAAGAGGAATGGGAAGCCATCAACGAGGCCGTAAACCGCATGAATGAAGAACGTGGGTTGATGATTGCGAAAATGTATCTCGATAAAAACAAGATTTCCGATACTGATCTTTACTTAAACATGGGGCTTTCATCTTCAGCGTTTTATAACCGATTAGATAAGGCACTTGTAGAGTTTGCCTTTTGCTATCAAGGAGGCGTGTTGGTTGCCTGGGTTGATTGAGCCGAAACAAATACGATTTAACGCCGATTTTATTTTGTCCTATTATCGCCGATTATCACGGCTTACAGGCGGTTTTGAGAATGAAGATACACTTATGGCCATGGAGATTACAGAAGGTTCATATAGTACGGAAATGCCTTTAGTACCACTTAGAACTCGTGATGAGTATCGAGCTGAAAAGAGAGCAATGATTCTAGCGTGGCAGCAGTTAAATAAAAGGCACAGGCAAATATTGTATCTGTCATACATGGACCAGGAACAATCATCAATAAATGAAATTGCTTTTCGTTTAGATCGCTTGCCAAAGAGCATGAGTGTCCGAAAAACGACAGCGCTTCTTGCCTTTGCCGAAATATATAAAGGCGGTGTGCTAAGAACAATTGAGTAGCAGAACCGCCCTACTTCTCAATTCACTCGAACTTTAGTTCCCCTATTTAATTCTTTAGGGTAATTACACCTAAGCAAGCTAAAACCTCTTAAAACGCAAAATACGTGGCAATTATGAAGGGAGGTGAAATCATGAATCACGAACAACAGCCGCGAAAACGAGGCGCTCCTTTTGGCAATCGGAACGCAATCGGAAATAAAGGCGGCGCTCCCTTTGGCAATCTGAACGCCGAGAAGCACGGACTGCACACGAACCTGATCTATCGGTTAAGGCTTCAACGTGTCCTAGAATCTTGTAGCGCTCCTTTATCCCGTGAGAAGCTCCGACAGATTGCGAAACAACTCAAATAGCTGTTCAAGAACATGGTAATGTCAACAAATGTCAACACGTTGGAGAAAAACTTGGTTTACCAGTATTTTAAAAACTTGGTAAAACTTGGTATTAAATCCTATATTGACGGGGTTCTTGCTACCTCAGAAAACCTCAGATAAAAAGTGATTAGATGGCGCTTTTGGAGTTATAGAACCTGATAAAATCTGACCTTTTTTGGTATTACAACCTATCAAAAATTGTCAATAAGTAACGCATGACCTAGCTAAACGCTAGAGTCAAAAACCTAACAAAACCTAACATTATTTCCCGTAACAACAATGATTTTAGAAGCTTACTAAGTTTCAAATAAAATAACGAAAGAAGGAAAATGAAAATGTCATATCAAACAATTTACACAGAATTAGCCTCATTAGCTAACCAAGCAAAAACCATCGGAGAAAATTTGAACAAGGAACTCGATTTAAACATGAGCCGCTATATTGGCGACTTGCTACAAGAAAAAAATGTGAAAATTGATTCTGATGCAAAAGCACAGATTACCTCCCTTGCCTCTCGTGCACAAGCTGAACTAAATACCGGTTTAAGCGACTATCAACGCTATTTAGATGCTAATTACTTTGCCAGTATCACATCTAACGAGGCGGCTGAAATTGATATTATTGCTAACAGTAATCTTGATATTGATGAAATTAAAGCTTATTTCCGTAAATTTAGTAGCAATAAAACACTATTGCGCCGCTTAGAAAAGATTGCCGTAGATAAAGGCTTCTTTGTTTCAGGGCGTACCTATCGGGGTGAACTCGACTTTATGAACTCTGTTAAAAATGCCGGTCAGGACGTTGTGAATGCAATTCAATCGGGGGAAACGATGCGGTTAAGTATTGCTATAAACTACTTAGCAGGTAAAGTGAAGGAATATGATACTTTCAGTGCTAAAGAAACGCAAGTAATCCAAAAATAATGATCGTTAGGGGCTGCTGCTTATCGGCGGCCTCTTTCAATTTACCCAGAGTAACCGAAAGGAGAACATCATGAATGAAATGAACCCCTTCAATGAATTAGCAACCTTAAAAGACTTTGAATCCCTCATGCGCCGAGTTAAAAATTCGGATCTCACAAGCGAGGATAAACAACTAGTTACTGCTTTAATAAAGGACAGCTCCTCTTTTATGTTTGTACAGCTATCTGAGACCGTACCGGCAATTGAAAACACCGACTTCTTAGAAATGGATGTTGATCTAAGTGAATTGGACTTTGATATTGATCCTAAAGATCTGATGTTTTAAGCTGCAATTCTCCAAAAGTAGCAGAAATATCGACCCTAAAAAGACCAAACCGACTTAATCGACCTATTAAAAAGAGTTTCCGAAGTTGTCGGAGCTGTTAAAAGGACTTTTTGGACTTCTCGGACGCCATAAAAAGGCCGTAATACTAAAAGATACTAAGTTGCCTATTAATCAGAAGGGCCATCCATGAATGTGATTGAGTGCTATTTTTACGAATTTACGTTCGCTTTTTATCGATGGATTTGGTATAATATTGTCATAATCCTTTTGATTATATCTGCTAGGAAGGTTGTGAAGACACTTGTTTTCATAACCTTCTTTTGGTTTAATTGGTGTAGCAGATAAATAAGGAAGAAGGTATTATATTGGCAGCTCAAAGAACCACTACTAAGAGATTTGATTTTTTTTCACTCAAATATGTATCAAAAGGAATTGAATCTTTTGATTTGAGTCATATTGATTCTTATTTAAATGAAATTCACGAAGCTTTGAAATCTGGTGAAGATGTGAAGCCAATTGAATGTTACAAACAAGTTTTTGTAGGGATAAGTAATGTTAGAAAAAGATACATAAATGAGCAAACTAGGGAAGATTATTTTTGGATAATCAATTTTTCAAAAGTTGATACAGAAAAAGAGTCAAGTGTTGCAAATGTTACTAGTGATATCAATAAAGGAAGAAAATATTACGCTTCTGGAGAGAATGAAGGCCCGGTCACTGATACTGTAGTCCTAATAAATCCCTTCAATACAGTTATAATTATTCCTACGAACAGAGATGGATTTGGTAAAAATTTGTTACAAAGATTCTTCTATAGAGTCACTAGAAAAAGAGGGGCCCAAATTTCCATAATTGTTGATAGTGCTTCTTTAAATAAGGTGAATCTTATGGATAAGCCAAAAGAAATCGAACTTCGAATAGCAAAAATTGCAGATATTGATAGAATTAATGATCCTAAAACAACAGCTCAAACTGCACAAAATCTTTTGCTTGATGCTGAATCTGATAAAATGTATATTAAATTGGATTCATCAAATGCGTTTAATGGTAAAATAAAAAAAGTTGTAGGTAGCTTGAAAAGTTTTATTAGTAGTGAAAAAATTGAAGCTGCTACACTTCGTGTTATAGGTGAACATGATGAAGAACCTCAGATTATCGATTTGGTAAGCGAGCGAATTACATTTTTAGACAAAAAAGTTCTTTTAGATTCTCATGGTAAGCTAACTATTGATAATATGATGAAATCGATTGAGGCAGCATATACCGGGAGACGTAGGGAGTTAGATTTATTTGGAGAGACAATAAGAGCATTGGCGAAAAGAAATGAGTGATAGACGTGATAAGAAATTTAGCATATATCTTAATGTCTTTAGGTTTTTTTTTGATAATTTTTTTTAAATTTGGCTTTGTTCCAAGAGATTTTTCTAATTACAACGATATTATGAATTCAGGCTTGTCTTTTACAGCAATTGGTTCAGCTATCCTAATACTTGGTTTGTCTTTTTTTCCTTTTTCAAAAGGAAAGGGACTTCTAACTCTTGTATACAATAGAATTCTAGAAAGCATTATTGTTGGTACTATTTTCTATTTTCTTCAATCAGGATTATCGTTGTTAGGGCTTTTCCTATCGTCTAATTCGTCGGATATGTTGTCCAAAATATTTATGAATTTATGGATTAGTGTTGGAGCAGTATGTATCATAATAACGGTTAATATTTTGAGGATGATTTTGAAAGAAATATCGTCATCGTTGAAATAGTTTTACGAAAATAAATAATAAAAAGCACCCTCAACAGAGGATGCCGCCTTGCCCCAAATCAATGTATTTTGATTACGGTTTTTGATTACGAAAACAAATTTACCTAGTTTATATGTGTTTTAGTAGATTATGATAATACTCCCTAAATATCAGCTTGTTTATTTGGATTGACACCTATTAAATAACTGAAATTCAACACCGTGAAACAAAATAATGTTTTTAAAGTTCTCAATTCCTTGCTGGTCAAAGAATTGAGACTTTTTTTATCTCAAAACATCTAAAATCATAAGGAGCGGATAATATGTTTATTTCCATGTGGGCACAAGATAAAAATGGTCTGATCGGCAAAAATGGTTTGTTACCATGGCGATTGCCAAATGATATGCGTTTCTTTCGCGAACATACAATGGATCGAATTTTAGTGATGGGAAGAAAGACCTATGAAGGAATGGGGGATCTTTCACTTCCTTATCGCCATATCATCGTGTTGACAACGCAACCAAATTTTCGCACGAAAGAAAATGCGGAAGTAATGCATTCGATCGATGAACTTTTGTCGTATAGTCAAACGATCTCAGAAGATATCTATGTTTCGGGTGGTAGTCGGATTTTTCAAGAACTTCTTCCTTACACTGGTCGGATCTGGCGAACATTGATCGATAGCACGTTTGAAGGCGATACGTATATTGGGAATATTGATTTTTCAGACTTCGCCCTTATAGAGGAGTATGAGGGGATAACGGATCAAGAAAATCTATATGCCCATCGTTTTCAAAAATGGGAAAGAGTAAAAAATAGGGTTGCTTCAAAAGAAGAATAA